ACACACAGAATATTGAAAATCTGTGGTGGTCAGATATTGAAGAAGAACAACTCGATAACTTCGTTCCGACCAGGATTGTTGAATATTATGCTGGAGCAAAACCTATGACGCTCGAAGAGGCGGATGTCGAATCCAAAAGGCTATATGACGAGATTCTATCTGATGATTTTTGTCCCATTTGTGAATATGGTATTTGCCACTTTGCCATTGATAAAACGTGGGATGAAATTGTCGTAGAGGCCAAAGATTTGGCTGTGAAAGAGATGAAGAAATTAGAGTCTCATGTTGGAGATTTTTGGGAATACGAAATAGAAGAATTACAAAAAATTATTGATATGTAACACGATAAAAGTTAGATTTCATTAACAGAAAGGAATAACAGATGCCCAAATATAATATCAAGTTAGTAGATCCGCCAACCAATAAAGGCATATTATTTGAAGTAGACGGTACGGAATTAACCGATGTTCCTATCAGATGTTTTGTCCATCATAAAGTCTTTGAAAATGAAATCATGAAATCTTGGATGGTATCGGAATTCTTTTCTGGTATGGCTATGACTTCAGAGTGGCCGACGAAAAACGCAGCCATAGATGCCGGTCATAGGGTATTCGCTAAAATGCAATTGGCAGATATAAAAGAAATTGTAAATGGTCGTGTCAAAATATATGGATACGCTAATACCGATGGAACAGAAAGGAGTAAGAAGAATGGATAGTTTTTACTCACCTGGTTTTGAGGCAAAATATCTCGAAAGATATCAAGAAATAGAATTTAGTGATGATGAACGATCTGTTAGAATTTTTGACGGTAAGTATATTCACCAGTTTCGCCAGTGGCTAGACAATTTGGATGATGAACTTAACAGGCGCAAGGTTTTGAATACCAATGGCGACCACGAAGCACCAGAAGATATTTATGGTGCAGGAAAAATATCAGATAGTGTTGAATGAAATCAAAGTTTTATTAGGAGGATATAATGGGAATGTTTGTTAGGGGATTTCTTGTGGGTGTGACTTGTATGCTTGGTTTTGTTGCTCTTGTACCTACGGCTGAATCTAGGGAATTGACTAGATGTAAAGATGCGGTAATTGCAAATATTCCCATTGTTTGGGAAGAAAATTATCCGTTTTGCAAAGTCGAAGTAACAATAAACGGTAAGGTCAAAGAGGTAACGCTTAAAGAGTTTTACGAATATACTAAATAAAATCATACTTTTATTAAGGAGAAAAAATGACTGACAGAAGTGTCGATATTACTAAAATAATTTCACAGCTTGTATTAAATGAAATACTTTCTGGGAAAATCAAAACGCCCAAAGAAATTGAATGGCTAACATCTTACACGACGGAAGCACTATCTAGGATGCTTGCATATGTTATACAAATACAGGAAGAAAAGATCGACATAAAATCGTGATTTTATTAAGGAGGTATGAATGAACGGAATAATGAACACATTTCCAAATATAAACAAAATAACAGAAGAGATGGCTATTCTTCAAGAGGGATATGATATTCTTGAATCCTTGTACCTTGCCATGGATTCATACCACCCAGCGATTGATGGAAAACCAGTAGATACTGTTTTAGTAAACAGAATGCAGAGGTTGTTTGGGTTTGATGACGGTGAATAAAATGAGGATTCTATTAAGGAGGTAATAATGGAAAAAGATTTTGAGTATAACAGTTTTACAAATGAAGAACTGGCTAAACTACCAAAATGGGCATTAGAAAAAATTGAGGATTTAACACGAGAGCGAAAAGAATCCGTTAGGGAATTGAACGAATATTTAGATTCTCAAACTCCATCGTCTTTTTATACGGATGAATTTGCCTGTTTGGGATTAACAGAAAAAGGTACTCCAAATTCTCAAAGACGGTTTTTTCAAACTGATAGAATTGAAGCCGATCACAAAGGCGTTCACTTGTCCGTTTATCTTGGTGTAGATGGAATTGAAATTAGTTGGGGGGCAGGAGCTAAACACGGGCGAGACGTTGCGTTTATTCCCCGAAGCTACCAACACGCATGGCTTATATCAAAAGACAGTATGCGATAGATAATGAAAGGAGTGTTTCATGATACTAGGGCTTTATTTTAGCGCAGATAAGATTGACCTCATCAAAAACACGTGCAAATTAGAACATTTATTGCTAAGCGATTTTGAACATGATTTCGCCAAAAAACATTTGCTCATGAACGCCTATTTGAGAAATAGGGATTTCATAACATATATAAACGCTATGGCTGATAAATTTATTGAAACGGGAACTATATAATAAAAGCGATTTTCATTATAAAGAAAAGGAGAAAATATGGGAAAAATGTTTGTTGGTGCAATTTGGGGAGCAGTTTTAGTTTTATCCATCTGGGCCTTAACTGTTTATTCTTTAGAAAGTGACAGTGCTTTATCTGTGCTTGCCGTGTTTGGTTTGATAGGCTGTGGAGTAGCGCTTGTATGTTTTGTCTTAAAATTGATAATCGATAATCGGGATTAATGAAACAGGCATTTTATGAGGAGGAATAATGGTTAAATATTTTTGTGATATCTGTAAGAAAGAAGTAAGCAATCCCGCTATGTCTTTAGATATGGCCGGAAAGGTTTTGTGCCACGAACATTTCTACCAGGCGCGAGAAGCCATGCATAAAACAATTTATACCTATACTAAAGAGGTAACAGAATCACCGTGCGATAATTGCGATATAGATTATCCCAGTTGCAATAACTGTATCGGTGCATAAAACAAGAGTTTCATGGAGAATAATTTATGAAATATATGGGATCTAAAAATCGTCACGCCAAAGAACTTTTATCTATCATCCTTAAAGATAGAAAACCCAATCAATATTATGTAGAACCTTTTTGTGGCGGATGTAATCTTATCGACAAAGTATCTGGTAATAGAATAGCAAACGATATTCACTTTTATTTAATAGAAATGTTTAAGGCTTTGCAAAACGGATGGCAACCGCCCGACAATATTTCAGAAAAAGAATGGTACGATATAAAAGACAATAAAGATAAATACGATTCACGGCTAGTTGGTTTTGTTGGTTTCGGGTGTTCTTTTTCTGGCAAATGGTTTGGAGGTTATGCGCGAGGAAATCAGAACAACGGGCTACCACGCAACTATTGTTCAGAAAGCAAGAGAAATGTTTTGGCGCAAGTCCAAGGATTGCAAGGAATAGAATTTTTTAATAAAAATTATTGGGAATTAGAAATACCGCATAACAGCATTGTGTATTGTGATCCCCCTTATGAAAATACCACGAAATACAAAGATTCTTTTGATCATAAAAAATATTGGGATTGGGTTAGGTTTGTTGCAAGAAGTGGTAGTAAGGTTTATTGTTCGGAATATGTCGCGCCAAATGATTTTGCTTGTGTGTGGTCAAAAAAGGTTAACAACACGCTAGATTTGAATACTGGTGCAAAACAGGGGTGGGAAAAACTGTTTGTTTTTACACAATGAAAGACGAATTTTATTGAGGAGGTCTTATGGCAAGGCAATTAGCAAGTATCCAAAAAATTATAAATATTGAACCCATTGAGGGTGCTGACGCTATTGAAAAAGCAACTGTTTTAGGTTGGCAGGTTGTAATTGCTAAAAAAGACAATTTTAAAATTGGTGATATGGCAATATATATTGAAATTGATTCAATTATGCCAGAAAAACCAGAATATGAATTTCTGCGTCAGCGTAAGTTTAGAGTGCGTACAATCAAGTTGCGCAATACGATTAGTCAGGGACTAATTCTTCCTTTATCTGTTTTGCCTAAAGGGAACTATCACGAAGGAAAAGATGTGACAGAACTTCTCGCGGTGAGAAAATATGATCCGCAGGCAGAAATCGAACAACGTTTATTCGATGAAAAAAACGCAAGGGAAAAGAATAAAATTAAAAAGTTGTTGGGGAAAATGAAGTGGTATAGAAAACTTTTTGGAAAAAAGAGAGAGGGTTTTCCCTCTTTCATAAAAAAGACGGACGAAGATCGTATTCAATTATTTCCCGATATTTGCGAAGAAGAAAAAGATACGGCATTTCAAGTAAGCGAAAAAATAGATGGTCAGAGCGGAACATATTTTTTGGTCAAAAGCAAGGGGTGGTTTGGAAAAACCAAATTTGTTTTTGGGGTGTGCAGTAGAAATCTTTTATTGAGAAAACCCGATAATAGTTCATACTGGTCTATTGCGAGAAAATATAATATTGAACAAGTGCTCAAAAACCTTATAGATAAAAGTAATTATGTTATTTTGCAGGGTGAAATTATCGGGACTAATATTCAAGGAAATAAATATAAGGTATCGGACTATGAATTCTTTGCTTTCAACTTAATTTTTTCTGACCAAAAGCCAGATAATGATTTGGCAAAAAGCATACTTGAGTGGCACGCAATTAAGTTTGTACCACTACTTGATAACAACCTCAAATTAAGGTCTACAATTCAAGATATGGTTGAATATTCAAATGGAAAATCTCAAATATCTGACACGTTACGAGAAGGGGTTGTTGTAAGAAATTACGAAAAGGGAATTAGTTTCAAAATTGTAAGCCCAGAATTTTTATTGAAATATAATGAGTAACATAATAAAAGATTCGTTTCATGGAGTAATTATTGACTAAAATCGTAGCATTTTCAGATATTCATGGTCAAATCAGCAATAAATTAACGCAGTGGTTTTTTGATCATCCTGGCGACATATTAATATTTGCTGGAGATATTCAAAAGAATCATTTCGATTACGGCGAAGATTTCCTATTCTGGATATACAATCTACCGTATACCCATAAAGTAATCACATTCGGGAACCATGACGGCAATTTTCAAGATATTACAAATACGGCTAAAAAATACGAGGATATTTATATTCTAAACCATGACAGCATAACAATAGATGGAATAAAAATATTTGCATCACCATATTCTCTACCGTTTAGAGAATGGTGGTTTATGAAAACCGAACAGGAACTAGAGAAATTATACCAACAGATTCCAGATGATACCAATATCCTGATTACCCATGGTGCAGCTTTCGGAATATTAGATGAGGCAATAGGTGGACGAGCTACAGGAAGTATTTCCTTGGCTAAAAGAATAACAGAATTAAAGAAATTAAAATATCATATCAGCGCCCATATCCACGAATCAGCGGGAAAACTAAAAGTAGGACGGGTAACACATATAAATGCAAGTATCCTGGATGAGCGATACAGGGTTGTAAATAATCCCGTTATTATCAATTACAGGCAACCTAAGCCTTGACAAGTAACAGAAATTATGATATAGTTAGCATTAAGAAAGGATATCATATGGGAACGATTGAATTTTACGGCAAGCAAATGGATGATGTAGCCACTCTGAATACCGACACTATATTGGCATACAAAAAAGTTGTACCCCATGCTTGTCATTGCGGAAAGCATGAGGATGATTATGTATCTGATTTTGGTGAATGGCAACCTGTTTTAGATCATAATCATACCTGGCAAGTTGTTACACTGCTCGAAAATTTTGGTTATACCGGATATGATTACGACACTGTTTTTTACACATTTTATCTGCAAGTTCCAGAATGTGCAAAACACGGCGAGTTTAAATATGAGGGTGATGGGCTAAATTTTGGTCAAGCAGTTTGCAACACTCTGATTAAATTTGCCAGAGATTATAAATTTAGTAAATGAAAGAAGGATTTTATAATGAAAATTATAAGAGTTAGGAGATACTCTGGACACAAAGGCGGTAGCAATTTTTATCATCACGCTGATCTGTATGCGAATAATGCGAAAGAAGCAATTGCTAAAGCTAAAACCTGTACCAACTGGCGTTGGATTGATAAATTTGACGAATCAGACACCGATTATGTTAGATACGAATCTCTTGGCGAAATAACCCCAACCACAGCCAAGAATCCACAATGAAAGAGAGATTTCGTGATGTATTATAAAATACACTGTATGGCTAAAGACTTTTTAGGAAAACCCGAAATTCTATGTGGAACACCTGCTGCTAATTATTTTGCAGTTCACGATCAGGACGTAACGTGTCGAAGATGTAAAAACTCCATGGGCATTATCCATAAAATTCCAAAAAACAAGATAATCTCTTGCATAGAATGTGGAGAAAAACATATACACAAAACCTGTTGTAGTAAATTTACTCAGGATTAATAAAAGGATGATTTCATGAGAAATGATTTTGACTTATCTTGGGGTGATATTATAGATATGTGTCACACTTGGGGCGTTTTTACCAGTCTGTCCTCAATCGTATTCGCAAAGGTTACACCGAAAGACACCCTTGAAGACCGGCTGACAAAGTTTGAGAAAAAATTATCCGAAACAACAAAGTTTCTAAGCAGTGTTTCAAATCAACTGAGTCAAAATAGTTTTTTAGCAAATGCTCCAGACGATATTGTGAAGGGAAGAATTGATCAGTTGATGGAATTAGAAGAAACATATGAGGCGCAGTCTCACTTAGTTGATATGTTGAGATTTGCGAATCAATATAAATTACAGGAAGGGTGATTTTATGACAAAGATTATTAAGTTTAAACCGAGCTATCGTCTTATAGAAAACTGCAAATATTGCGCATTCTCACACTATGAATACAAAAATAAGTGGTCTACGAAATCAAACTATTTTTGTTTACGATTGGCAACTGTTGCGACTATCGATGAGTTGAAAAAATTAAAAATTCCAGTTTATCAAGGCGATAAGGATGGTAAGTATGTTGACAAATTGACAGGCAATAGTTATGCGTATATTGAAAACCCAGATGAGATTTTGTCGGATTGCCCTCTGGAAGAATATAATGAAGCAGGAATTTCATGATGTGTAAAATTAAAATAAAACAATTATTGTGTAAACACCCTTCTTTAGAAGAGGTTGTCGCAGTTCTTTGGGCTCTTATGATTATGATATTGATGGTTTGGGCGCTAGAGAAACCAGTTTCAATAATCTTAATGTGGCTGTTTGGCGTATAAAATAAGTCTTTTATAAGGAGAAAAATGAAAAATCTATTTATTATAACACTGTCAGATATTGTTGGGCTTGTATTTCTTGCTCTTATTCTTTTAAGCGCCCTAATTATTTTTGTTGGATCAAAACTTGAAGAGCGAAAACGCAGGAATCGTAGAAATAAATAAAATGATTCTTTAAAGAGATTGTTGTTGGTATTAGATTTATACACCGATATTGCCGTAAGAATCTTAGAATTTGTGGAAATGAAAAAAGAAGAAGATAAAATCAGCGTTTCATGAGGAAGTATGAATAAGCCAACAAGAAATCCAGAGTATGATAAACAATTAAAAATCTATAATAGTGCGTTTGGTAGGCATCAGTCCATGGGAATAGTTTCAAAAAAAATAACTACCAAAGAAGAAATGCTTGTGGCTTTTGAACAAATGAAAATCGAATGGGATAAATTGATGGAAATTAATCTGTTTATAGAATGTACGGAATGTGGTGTTGAAAAATCAAAATGTATTGACTGTATTTATGCTTTTTACGGTAAATAAAATAGTTGTTTTATGAAGCAGAATAAAAGGAGAAGAAAATGCAAGAATTTTGTAAAGTTAGTAATTTAAATGATTTGCTATCGACGCTAGAGTTTTATTATGAGAAATATGGTAATCTTCCAATAGATATAGATTTGAGTTCGGGAAAAGAAGAAGGATGTTATAAGATTGATTCCGTTTTATATGCCACAGATGAAAAAGGGAACAGGTCAATTAGCTTTATTGTTTGGTAGCATAAAATGATTGTTTCATGAGGAGTGCTATGAATAAATTAGAATGGATTGAAGAACTTGCTAGGATTAGCAAAATGTCAAAGCAGGAACGCCTTGCTTATGATCTTGAGCAGATACCAAAGATCCACTGGAGCGACGATGAAGAATATGTGGTATTCGTTGATCGTAAACTTGATGTTTTAATTGGTTCTTTGATGGAGTTTTTATCATAAAACAATTCTTTTATGTGGTAGATAAAATATTAGTTTTATGAGGTGAAAAAATGGAAATCATTCAATACAGCAACTATATAAATTTCAACCCAGACTGGTTTGATCCAACCATAGAAAAAGTATTTTTCGTTGAAAATTTTGATGATAAATATGTGCGTGGTTTTAAATGGAATTATAATAATAACAATAAAATTCCAGTTAGAATATCTATGAAGAAATTCTTATCTGAATATCAACCAAAACCAGAATTGGATTTTGGTGAATGAAATCAACATTTCAAGTGAATGAACTTCGCGAAAACAATACTTTATTCGCGACAATGAATAACTTGACAAAATATCAAAATTGTGGTAATATTATAACGTAATAAAATTATACTTTCATGAGGAGACAATAGTTCAATGACTTTAATTATCGGCGTAGATTTTACTTTGAGCAAAGATAAATATCTTTATATGGCTGGTGACAAATGCGGGAGCGACGGATTTACAAAAGATTTATATGTAAAACCCAAAATTTTTAAAAGGGATGATCTGGCGTTTGGGTATACATCTTCTTTTCGCATGGGTCAAATTTTAGAATATGCTAAAATCTCTAAAGATCTGCCAGATTGGAAAGAAGAAAAGAACGTATATACTTCCTTTGTGGATTGGGCTAAAACAGCCATGAAAGACGGCGGTTATCTACAAGACGATAAGGGCGTAGTCAGGGGAGGCAATTTTATTTTTTATAATGGAAAATCTTTATATGAAGTCCAAAACGATTTTTCCATCCTAGTTCCAGAAGACGGATTATTAGCCGTTGGTTCTGGTGAATATCATGCAAAAGCAATTATGCGCACTTATATGGCCCTGGTCAAAAAGGAACAAATCAAGTTTGATATAGGCTTAATGGTATCGTTGGTTTATGATACCGTTAGTTCGCTAGTAACATCTGTTTCTAAAGAACATGATTTGTTTGATTTATATAAACCTGATAAAAATTAATTTTACAAGGAGATAATATGGATAAAATCAGGCGATGGAATAAACTTGCCGTGTGGCTTGCCATAAGTATTATAGACGTTGATGGCAAAACTCGCGACTATGGAACAGCGACGGATCATCGAGATTTGAGACAGCAATTGGAAACTTTAAAGTTGGTGCTGGATAAAATGCAAGAAATTGAAAAAGAAATTCCAGAGCCAGACAGTGAGTGACTAAGATGAAATATGAAGACCGCCACGATTTATTTCCGGACACCGTGATTATATCCTATCCTTTTCGATGGGGAGGGCAAAGAGGAGATGTTTGGATGTGGATGGCAGAAATGAACGGTGAGGTTTTAGACTATCACAGCAAAGACATATTGATCATAAATGCTATTCTTGCAAATGAAAAATATGTGGTTTTACGAGTTCATAAAGATAAAGATATGACAATTACAGTAGTGGAACATAATGAAAACTAGATTTCATGAGGAGACACAATGTTGATGCAAGACATAAAAGCATATTGCCCTTTCTGTGAAAAAGAACAAACTTTTACCTATAAAGTTTATCTGAAGGATATTCACGGTGGCGACTATGAATATGGAACGCAACCTGGTTGTACCGTTGAGGTCGAATGGACTTGCCAAGACGGTTGGATTATAGAAACAAAAGAATTTGATCTATAACATAAAATTATCATTTTATAAAGGAGAAAAATGAGAACTGAACTATTGGTCAAGCTAGAAAAAAACTTGTTAGAGTTTCTTGACGAGGCAAGCGGAGAATATTTTATACAAGTCAAAGAAGAACAGGTTCTTGCCAAAATTGTCGCAGATATTATAGAATCTATAAACAACGCTTATGATACTGGCATAGAAGACGAATCATCATAATAAAATGCACATTTCATAAAGGAGAGATATGAGTGAACTAGATGAAGTTGTAAAACAGGGAGTTGAGGGATTCCTGGAATTTATACATGAACACGGATATTTCGTTTATCGTAATCGTTCGGGCGATATGCTTATTTCTGAGGATGGTAGTATTGCCACTAAAGAGACAATGAATGAGCTAATTGCTAAGTTTTTGGAAAGGCAGTAGAAGATGAAATTCGTACAAAAACTAATTGATGATACCAATAAAGGTGATTGGGACTTTAAATGGAAATATAGCGATGGATCACAAACATATACATTTAATCAACCCAAGCATTATCTCAACGGCTTGAATTTTTCGCTGGCAGCCAACAAGAAATTGCTGATATTCCCCAATGGCTATGGTCTGGAAACCACTCTGCTTGAAAATCTCAAGAAGGCTATTGATGTATCCTTGGAACGCACGGTAGATGAAAGTATGCGGCTATATGTTGAGGGCAAAGAAATGACTCAGGAGCAAGAAGACCTGGCTGCTGAGCAGGAAGCGATGAAAGCCGCCGGTAAACCTGAAGAAAAGAAAGAACCACAAGATAAGAAGAAAACAGTAAAGCCAGAGTAGATAAAATCTTTATTTTATGAGGTAAAAAAATGCACTTTGAACCAGAAAAATATTTAATTTTTGAATGTATCGTTGGTTCAAGGCTATATGGAACCAACACGGAAAATTCTGATACCGACTATCGGGGAGTCTGCAATACTCCCTTAAATGTTGTTTTGGATTTATTCCAGGGCTTTGAACAAAAAGATGGTGGTTTTGCAGAAAAGGATAGAACTATTTATGATCTGGGAAAATTTATAAGACTTTGCGCTGATTCCAATCCCAATATCATAGAGATGCTTTTTATTCCGTCTTCGCATACCCTGATGTCTACTCCGTTGTGGGAAAAACTGATTGAAAACAAAGATTTGTTTTTGAGCAAGAAAGCCAAATATACGTTTTCGGGATATGCGATGTCACAACTGAATGACATCAAAAATCATAGACAATGGTTTATCAATCCACCTAAAGAAAAACCGACCAGAAAAATGTTCGGACTAACAGATTCGCCTAAAGTTTCAGGAGAGGGTATTCAAACCATATCTAATATTAAGTTTGAATATCTTCGTGCCGACGTAGCAGACGAACTTCGCAGAGAATTAGAATACCGTGAAGAAAAAAGAAAATGGGACAACTATGTGTCTTGGCGTGATAATCGGAATCCAGAACGTAGACGACTGGAAGAGTTATATGGATATGACGTAAAACACGCGAGCCATCTTTTCAGACTTATGACCGAGGGCAAAGAACTGCTACTCAACGGAAATATTACTTTTCCTCTTCCTAACTGCGAGGAAATTCGAGCAATCAAAAATGGCAAGTACCAATATGACGAAGTAATTGCCCTGTCTGAAATTATGGATAATGAATTTATCTTGTGGTATAATCAATCTCCTTTGTCGCATTCACCCAATAAGGTTAAATTATCGGAATTATATTGCGAAATAGTTATGGACGTAAAATAATGGCTATTGTTATTCCAGAAGATGTTCAGAGTATTATAGATGAACTCAATGAAAGCGGGTTCAAGGCATATTTGGTAGGAGGCGCTGTCCGCGATTCGCTTTTAGGGAAGACCCCGAAAGATTATGACATAGCGACTAACGCCAAGCCAGAACAACTGTTGGAAATTTTTGATGGTTTTCGCATTGTGGAAACCGGTTTAAAGCATGGTACAATCACCCTTGTCATAGATGAACGCAACTATGAAGTAACTACTTTTAGAGTTGATGGAAATTATTCTGACAATCGGCGACCAGATTCTGTTGAATTTGTAGATGATATTACCGACGATTTAAGCCGAAGAGATTTCACCATTAATGCGCTGGCGTACAACCGAGAGGAAGGATTGATTGATCCTTTTGGGGGAAGAAAGGATTTGGCGGAGTCGCATATCCTCTGTGTTGGTAATCCAGACGACAGGTTCAATGAGGATGCTTTGCGAATGCTAAGAGCTATTAGATTTGGAGCCGAATTGGGATTCCTCATAGCAGAGGAAACACAAGACTCAATTGCTAAAAATGCTAGGCTTATAGACAATATATCTAAGGAAAGAATAAATGCCGAATTGACTAGAGTTCTTATGAGCGACAACAGTACATTCTTTCTTTGGCAATTGTATAGATTAAATCTGATGAAGCACATAGTTCCAGACCTGGATAAGTGTTTTGGTGTTGAACAGAAAAACAGATGGCACCATTTAGATGTCGGGACTCATATCCTTGGAACCATAGGCGATGCACCAAAGGATTTAGAGATACGCCTTGCGCTGATGTTGCACGATGTCGGTAAACCAAACTGCAAAACCACAGACGATAATGGGTTTGATCACTTCTATCAGCACGAAATAGAATCTGCTAGATTAGCTACATCATGGTTGAAAGAGTATAAGTTTGAAAACGAAACCATAGAAAATGTGTCCAACTTAGTTTTGTACCACGACGGACTAATGAGTCCCACTAAGAAGAATGTGAAAAAATTATTAAACAAATTAGGAACTGCTCTGGTTGAAAAATTGTTTGAAATAAGAAATCAAGATATTTTGATGCATTCTTTGTATATGAGAGCAGAAAAGTTACAGGAATTGGATCTGGCTAAACATCTATTGGGGGAAATTGTTGTACACAATGAAGCGTTTCAAATAAAGGATTTGGCTGTCAACGGGGACAATCTAATCTCTTTGGGATATCAACAAGGACGGCAAATCGGCGAGGCGCTCAACCAAATGCTGGATATGGTTATAGAATCTCCCGAACTTAATAAGAAAAAAGTGTTGACAGAGCTTGCTAAAACGTGGTTATTACAGAAGAATAAAATCAGCCCTTGACAGAATGACGATTCTGTGGTAATATCTATATTATATAAAGGAGGACGTGTGGACAAAAAATATGCGGTAAAATCATTTGCTTTTTATCTTGGTGTGGGGAAAGAACAGGGCTTGGTTATTCGCAAAGTAATTGAAATCGGTAAAGATCTCAAATGGGAAGACGCTAAAAAATTACGCCGAGAAACTAAAGATAGTTGGATTACAGGAGGATAAATGCATATCAAGCAGGTTTTTGATCAGAATGGTGTGGCTTATCGCTTGGGAGAACAGGGCGTTACGTCTATTGAAGACGTAAATGCTAAGGACGTATTTATTCATTATCCCTGTTTTTTGATTTATAGGTTTGATAAGTTGTGGAAAACCGTATATTTTCCGTATGCTACTGTGGAATTCGAAGACGAAAAGGAATAGCCCTTTGAAAATTATTGACACGGAGATACCGGATGTAAAAGTTGTTGAACTAGATCCTTTTGTTGATTCCAGAGGATTTTTTGTAAAAACATATAATCAAAAAACATTTGAAGAAAATATTAGTAGTTGTCAATTTTGCGAATGCGATATATCTGGGTCTTATCATAATGTTCTTAGAGGACTGCATTATCAGATTGATAATCCTCAAGGTAAATTTATAACTGTGCTACAAGGAAAGATATTCGACGTGGCAGTCGATATTAGAAGGTCGTCCCCCACGTTTGGAAAATGGGTTGGGGTTGTTTTGTCGGGAGAAAAAAAACAGCAGATTTGGATACCGCCAGGATTTGCGCACGGATTTTATACCCTGAGCGCTTGGGCGGAAATTTTGTATATGACGAGTCAGCATTATGATCCCGCAAGTTATTATGCCATACTATGGAATGACCCATCAATTGGTATCGAATGGCCAATACCAGAAGGAATTTTACCGGTTGTTTCTCAGAAAGATTTGTGCGGGAAGTTATTACAAGACGCAAATTGTTTTGAATAAATAAGGAGTATAAATTTAATATGACTAAAGTTGTGCTTTTAGCAGGTGGCAAAGGCTCAAGATTGAACGACGTTAACCCTAAGCCACTGGTGCGTTTAGGTGAAATACCCATGGTTCAACACGTTATGAATAGTTATAATCATTTCGGTTACGATGAATTTATTTTGGCTACAGGGCATCGCCATGAAGATTTTGAAGAGTATTTTAATAATATAGATTTGCCATATGTTGTGCGCCTGATAAATACTGGTGAAAACGCCAACACCGGAGAAAGAATTCAGCGCCTTAGATTTGAAATAGGCGCATATCCGTTTTGCTTAAGTTATAGTGACGGATTAAGCGACGTAAATCTCGCCGATGTGGAACATTGTTTTTATGCAGATAAATCTTCACCAGATTTATTGATAACCGCCGTTCATCCTCCCGAAAGATATGGACTTATGGTTTTGGAAGAGGGCGAAGGAAAAACGTCTCCGATAAAAACATTCAACGAAAAGCCCCAAAGAGATGATTGGATTAATGGGGGTTTTATGGTATGTAGTCCCAATATTTTTGATTATATCGAGAAAGACGATAGTTTTGAAGGCGACTGTATTCCACGAATTGTACTTCATCAAAAGATGGTTGGTTACAAACATCTCGGTAATTGGGGGAGTATTGATACGCAAAAAGATTTAAATCTCTTTATGGACTTGTGGAACACTGGAAAGGCTTTTTGGACAAATGGCGGAAATAACTTATGAGTAAAGTATTGGTTACTGGCGCTTTTGGATTTGTTGGGCAATGGCTTGTGCAGGAATTGTTAAACCAAGGAATAGAGGTCGTTGCTACAAGCCATGATAACATGGAATTGGTTCATTTGTGGGACTTGGATGATGTAATATTGGAGTCAGGAGATATACGGAACTACGATTTTACAACAAAAATACTTCAACGCCACCAGGTTGATACAATTTTTCATTTAGCCGCACAAGCACTTGTATCTGAGGCACTACAAAATCCAAGAGAAACAATGGAAACCAACGCCATGGGAACCGTCAATCTTTTGGAATCCGCTAGAATGAATAGCGACGTAAAACGCATTGTTGTTGCTTCAAGCGATAAGGCATATGGTAACGAACAAGCACCATATAATGAAAAGACGGCGCTCAATGGCAGATTCCCATATGATTGCTCAAAATCGTGTACTGATCTTATGGCTCAGAGCTATCGTGATACCTATGGTATGCCTATATCTATTTTACGTTGTGGCAATATTTTTGGCGGTGGAGACTTGAATTGGAACAGGGTTTTTCCAGAAGCTATTCGTTCTTGTTATGTGGGTAGACCAATGGATATCCGTAGCGATGGCGTTTCCATGATGCGAGATTACATTTATATCGAGGATGTTATTTCTGCCTATTTATTTATTGCAAACCTAGGACGCAACGAAATAGTCAATGTTTCCTATGGTAAAGCCAAGAATGTTGTAGAAATATTATCGGTTGCACAAAAGTATACTGGTGTTTGTATTACACCAGATATAAAAAATACTGCAAAATGCGAAATCGATATTCAGTGTCTTGATGGTGAGCACATGAATTCTTTGGGGTGGCAACCATCTTATAATTTTGAAAAAGGCGCAGAAAAAACAGTAAATTGGTACTATGATTATTTTATGAGGAATTCCTATCGTGATTAATAAAGATCAGTCCTTGGTTCCAAAAAGAGACTACCTGCCATCTTCTAGCAAGCTAATTACGCAAGAGGATTTGCTTACAACAATTGATGCCGTTCTTGATGTTCATTTTACAGAGGGCAGATATAATGATTTATTTCAGAAATCTCTGTCCCAAATTTGTAACCGAAGATATGCCACCAGTTGTAATTCAGGATCTTCTGCAAGTTGGCTTGCAGTAAGCGCTTTGAAAAAAGCGTATGCCGACATAAAAGATGGAGATGAAATTATTACCGTAGCCTGCGGATTTCCTACAACGGTAAATCCAATCGTACAAAACAATTTAGTGCCGGTTTTTATTGATGTCAACTATGAAACTCTCAATATCGATACGGCGTTAATCGAAGCCGCAATAAGCCCAAAAACAAAAGCCATCTTTGTGGCTCACACGTTGGGCAATCCCGTTGACATAAAAGCCATCTCCGAAATAGCAAAAAGGCATAATTTACACATGATGCTGGACTGCTGCGATGCTTCTGGTGGCTTTTACGACGGCAATCCTATCGGACATTATGGGGAGATGGCTACGTTTAGTTTTTATCCCGCACACCAATCTACTATGGGTGAGGGCGGTGCTGTTGTTACAGACAACCCCAAGTTATTGATGATGCTTAATAGCCTGAAATCCTGGGGAAAGGATTGTTTTTGCGAAACCGGAAGAGATAATACTTGTGGACATCGTTTCGACAAACAATATGGTACTTTACCTGTTGGATATGATCATAAATATGTGTTTTCTGAAATAGGCATGAACTTAAAAATTACAGATATGCAAGCCGCGTTAGGATTTAGCCAATTAAAAAAACTACAGGAATTTAAAGAAAAGCGACAAAAAAATTATAACATATTATCGAATGGAATGGAGTCCTTGGCTGATATTTTTATTCCCCTACAATCTTTAGAGGAATCAGATCCGAGTTGGTTTGGATATCCGGTTATTTTTAGATCTGACGATAATGACATCGGCGGGCTAATCAATCATTTGGAAAATAACCGTAAAATAGGAACCCGAAGGGTATTTGCTGGGAATCTCTTAAGACATCCCGCATATATAAAATTACCAGAAGGAGCATATCGTGTAAGCGGGGAACTTACGAACACCGATAGAATCATGAATAACGTTTTTTGGGTAGGTGTTCATCCCGCATTAGACGACGACTGTATGAATTATATTTTTGAATCGATACGCGATTTTTACGGGAGATAAAATGGAAAAATATTTGGTATTGGGATATGGAAGACTGGGCAAAGAAATTGTTGCACAAACCCAATGGGATTATATCAGCCGTAAAAAAGATGATTTTGATATTTGTAATATAGCAACATATGAAAAACATCTTTATGATTATAACGTCGTTATAAATTGTATAGCCAATACAGGTACATATGCTAATGACTATCAGACTATTTTAGACGTAAACTTTAAAGCGGTGTGCAATCTTGTTGATTTTTGCAATCACCACAACAAAAAAATTATTCAGATTTCAAGCGATTATATTTATGGCGGATCTGTTCCAAATGCTTCAGAAGAGGATGTTCCCGTACACGCACGAACCTGGTATGCGTATTCGAAACTGGTATCAGACGCCTACGTACAATCTTTTGCTAAAAACTACTTGCTTATCAGAACTTCTTTTAAATCAAAGCCATTTCCATACGAAAGGGCGCCTGTAAAGCAAGTTGGAAATTTTGATTACACTGATGTTATTGCGTCTTTAATCATACGCCTGATAAAAAATAATGCCCAGGGCATATTTAATGTTGGAACAGAATTAAAAAATGGCTATCAACTGGCAGTACAAACAAAGCCCGATGTGGTAAGTTTCGAAGGCGTTATTGATCCCAATATGCCCCTTGATGTTTCTATGAATTTGGAGAAAATGAATGACTTTATTGAGCATAGCTCTTCCAGTTTATGAAATGCAGGGCAGAGGAGTTGAAATGCTTCAATTCTCTCTGGCAAAATTACAGCAGCAAACCTTTTCAGATTTTGAAGTCATTATATCTGATAGTTCAACCGATAACTCCATACGTAAATACGCAGCAACCATCAAAAACCTAAATATAAAATATATTAAAGATGAGGACAATAACACCTTATCTAGCAATGTGAACAATGCGTTTAAACATTCTTCTGGCGATATTATTCATCTTATGTGCCAGGATGATTATTTTTATAGCAATGACTCTTTACAAAAAATCGTGAATAATTTTGACGTCAATATTGGCTGGATGACTTCTATGTATATGCATACCAACGATAGAGTGGGATTATTCAAACCCCAAATTCCGTCTTGGAACAATCAAATTTACTTTGTTAATACCATAGGTACTCCTTCTTGCTTGACATTTTTAAATGGTAGTAATTTATATTTCGATAAAAATTTAAAGTGGTTTGTTGATTGTGAATTTTATTGGCAGCTATACAAAAAATATGGAGAGCCAAAAATATTGAATGATCTTATCTTTGTCCAATACCTGTGGGAGGGACAAACCACTCAAGGAATTACGCAAGAACTTGTAGATACTGAAATGCTACATATAAAAAATAAATATAAAGGAGAAATTATTTGAAAAAATATTTGAAAGATGTTACTCTTTTAGCATATAGTTCTCATGAAGTACCGCAAACTATCGCGTCTTTACAAAAATGTCAAGAGGGGCTAGATTTTGCTGAAATAAAATTATTAAGTCATGAAAAACCATTTGAACTACCTGAAAATATTGTGTATGAGTTTGCTCCTGAAATAAATAATATCAATGATTTTAATCATTATATGTTTTTGGAGTTGGGAAAACATGTAAACACATCGCATGTCCTGTATGTTCAGGCACATGCATGGACATTACATCCAGAGCTTTGGGATGATGCGTGGCTACAATATGATTGGATTGGTAGTCCGTGGAAGGTGATTCCCAATGCTTATCTTACTGACGATGGTGAAAGAATTAGAAATGGTAACGGCGGGTTCAGTTTAAGATCTAAGCGCTTATTAGATGCTCCTCATATTCTGGGTCTGAAATTGGAAGAACGTCAAGGATATTTTAATGAGGATGGCAATCTCGCCGTGTATCACAGAGCCAAGTTACTAGAATATGGGATAAAATATGCTCCCGTAGAAGTAGCCGCAAGGTTCGCATATGAGAATGCCGTTCCTGAAAACATAGGAATACCTCCATTCGGATATCACAGAAATTTGCCCCCATGGTAGAAAAATTATTTGTAGTAAGCCGGTATAAAGAAGATTATAATTGGATAACTGAATATACCAATGATTATCTTATTTATAATAAGGGTGAACCTATAGAAGATGATAATCATATTGTAAATATAGGAAATTTAGGCGGCAACCAAAGAGATATTTGTAAATTTATTGCTGATAATTATGATAATCTGCCAGATGTTACAATATTCTGTCAATCTTTTCCTTATGACCACTGTAAAAAAGACGTGTTTGACAACCTGATTCAAAATACTGAATTTACATCACTAGAATATTATGGTAGCACCCCAGCGAATGCTTGGGAAGCCAGAGATCAAAACGGGGGATTTGCCGAAATTAATAACGCATGGTACATTCAAGCGCATAATTCAACTCACAGCCAAGGTTGTCGCTACTCTAGTTTTGATGAATTTATGAACCGATATTTTGAAAATTATAATCATCTAAACTTTATACGCTTCGCTCCCGGCAGCCAATATTTAGTGCCTAAACAAAACATTCTACAATATCCACAGCACTTTTGGGAAGACATTATGAATGAATTAAATTCTAGAACTCCTACCGAGGGACATATTGTTGAAAGATCGTTGTGGTATATTTTTACCGGTAGTTATAATCTGAGAGAGGAGTTATATGAATGATGCTGAAATAATTGCACATGCAGTATCTTTTGGACATGGCGGGATGTCTGCACCAGAACTAACGAAGTTGATGGAAATATGTAGAAACAAAAAAATATTGGAATTGGGTAGCATGATAGGAATGTCAAGCTATGTTATAGGATCTGTTGCTAAGAGTCTGGATTGCGTGGATGTTTGGAGCGATACTCAGGAGCACCTATCTCACGATGAAGGACAATGTAATGTTTATAAGGCACTGGCTCAAAAAATTCCCAATATGTATGAATCGTTTACAAAAAATTGCAGAGAACTAATTGATAGCGGTAAAATAAAAATGCATAGGGGAAAAACTTCAGACATAGCGTCTGAATTTTCCGATAGCGGTTTTGACGTAATTATATTTGATGCCGACCATTCTTATCAGGGCGTATCAACTGATTTTTATAATTATGAAAACAAATTAAAAGATGGTGGCGTATTTCTTTTTCATGATTATAATGATGGAATGTGGACATCTATTTCCAAATTCTGTAATGAAATGGTAGAAGCCAAAAGATTAGTTTATATTACAAATGTTGAAAGGCTGGCTGTATTTGAAAAACAACCCAAATGATTTATCTCAATACCGTCCAGGAATTTTAAAGCTGGTTCATCACCAAGAGCATCTGAGAAAAATAGAGGCAGGTGAAGTCGTTGGGCCAATTCATTTATCCGTGTTCCCAAATAACCGTTGTCAGTTATCATGTCCGTACTGTTGCTTTAATAAGACGCTGAGGAATGATGCTGAATTATCACTAGAAGATTTTACAACCGCTATAGATGTGCTTAAAAAATATGGGCTAAAAGCAGTAGAAATGTCAGGAGGTGGCGATCCGCTGTTATGGTCACATTTTAGTCCAGCGGTTTCTTATGCCTATGATAAGGGGTTGAAATTATCTCTGGTTACAAACGGTTTAGCTCTTAAAGATATTTTATCGGATATATTGAGTAAATTCAATTGGATTCGCGTATCTATTCAGTCTTTTGAATATGCAAAAAAATTAGATTTATCTAATATTCCAACGACAGTAAAAACAAGTATGTCATATATAGTATATGACAATAAAAGTATTGCCGAAATTTCTAAACTATATGATTATGCCAAAGAAAACGATGTCATCATTAGAGTAACATGTATACGTCCTTGCACATTAGAATTTGAACAACGAGTTTATGATGAAGTACAACGATATGGCAAACCCCTGATTATGTTCAAGAAAGAACCTGGCGTCGTTGAGGGTTGCTATATGCTGTGGATACGTGCTGCTCTGGATTGGAATGCCAACTTTCTTCCGTGTCCTTCTATAGAACTTTCTCCTGAATATGCGGGAAAAATTCCTGCTGATTTTGGAGTTTGTAAAGTAGGGGGGATAGAAGAATATCTAATTAATAATAAGCCCCATGATTTAGGATATAGGTGCAGTTTTTGTAATTGTGGAAAAGATTCAAATGATTACATTCATAATTTATTACAAAGAATAGAGGATGTGGATTTTGTATAAGGAATTTACTGGCGATTTTTATGATGAGGACTACTTCCAACGCGGGAAGCAGAGTAAAAAAGGGTGGTTGGAGAACTATAGGTTTTTGCCCAGAAGGACATTCCGAGAAGCCTTTGGTTTCATAGATTATTTGGGATTAGATGACGACAGCTATGTTCTAGAGGTTGGATGTGCCATGGGGTTTTTGGTAAAATGTTTACGAACATTAGAAATAAAAGCGGATGGCACAGATATCAGCACATACGCATTATCTTTTTCTCCCGAAAACTGTTGGAATAGTAGCGATCCTAAAACATGGGACGAACATGCGGATACCGGTTATACACATATTATAATTAAGGATATGCTCGAACATTTATCTAAAGAACAACTTCCTGTGATGCTAGACAACTTCGCTAAAGTTTCTAAAAAGATGATGTGCGTAATCCCGATGGGGGATTTTGGGCGGTATAGGATACCTGAGTATCATTTGGAGATCTCACACCTCATTGCCGAGGATGAAAAATGGTGGGCTAATGTGTTTGAGTCCCATGGTTGGAAAATCGTTAAACATTGCAATCACGTTCAGTGGATTAAAGACAATTGGCAATATATTAGCAACGGCAATCACGTATTTGTATTGGAGCATGAATGATCACAACTTGGCTAACAGGAAATATTTCAGACCAATTATTTAGGCTTGCTATTTGTCGCACAGTAGCGGAAAAAAATAATTATAAATATGGTGTAAATAAAAAAACAAGCCATGATTATTTTGGCGGTATAGAGCAAATGACTTTTTTTGAAGATATTAATTATGGTGAAGAAAATCATATGGAATATGGTGAAACTTTACCAGATGTCGATAATATTTGGGAGGAAAAAAGGGAAGTACATGATGGCTATAATTTCCATCCGTTTCAACCCGATATTTTTGATGTGTCTCCAAACACTCATATTACGATTTTCTGCGGTCAAGACGCCAACTATCTCAACAAAGAAAAAGTGGCAAAATGGTATGCGGTAAAAGAAGAAGTTATTAGGGAATCACAGCAATTATTACGAGTAGCGAATATAGAATTGGATGAAAATCTTTGCATCTTGTCTGCAAGGGGAGGGGAATACAGAGGTGTTCCGTCCTTGTTTTTAGGTCATAACTATTGGGACAAAGCAATGCAGATTATGTCAAAAAGAAATCCTCAGATGAAATTTATTGTTATTACGGAAGATCCGCAATTCTATAAAACATTTTTTGATATTCCCGTAATGCATTTTTCTTGTGCTACAGATTGGTGGATTATCAATAATTGTAAAAACATTATTGCCGCTAATTCTGGATTTAATATTTTACCAACCTGGTTGAATAAGAATAATCCCTATGCTGTTGCCCCTTATCTTTGGGCTAATCACAATTACGGAAAAAATGAAGAATGGGCAAATTCGAATATGAGAAGTTGGGGTTGTTTTAATTTTATGAATAGGGAAGGCGATATTGTTAATATCTAATTTTACGGCGGGGTTCGGCAACCAAATGGCTGTATATGCTATTACTAGGGCTATAAGCGAGCGTAATGGCTACGAGTGGGGGTTTAACCCCGTACCTGAATATGATATGCCCCACAACTATCAGTCTGTTCCACAATTTGATTTTCTCGATATTGATTACGGTAAACAACATGCTTATAAACGAGATGAAAATCCTCCATTTATACAACAATATTGGTTTGAGCGTGTGGAAGAAACTCGCTATCCCGATGGCGATCTATTCCGATATTTTCCCTATCAGCCGGAAATATTTGACATTCCAGATAATACAAAAATGTTTATTTCCAACTGCCAAGACGCCCGATATTATGAACCTATAAAAGACAACGTTCGTGAATGGTTTAGAATCAAACCGGAAAATATTAATCGTTATGATCAAATATTATCTGGTCTAAATATTGTCTTAGATGATAATTTCTGCGCTATTCATGTACGAGGTAAAGATTTTTGTGGCGACACCAGAATATTATTACCGCTAGAATATTATCAAAACGCCATGAATATTATGTTGAAGAAAAACCCCAGGATGAAATTTGGGGTCTTGACAGATGACGTAAAGTATGGTAAACTTTTATTTGGTGATAGCATTCCCGTTATGCAGAATGAATTGGGATGCGATTATTATATTTTTAATGTTGCCAAAAATGTTATATTGTCTAATTCTAGTTTTACCCTATTTCCTACGTGGCTGAGTGAAAATCAGCCAGATGTTATTGCTCCCAGATATTGGTGGCGATATAATAATTCCAGAGGGTGGTTGTCTTCTGATATTTGGACATTCGGCTATAAATTTTTAGATAAGGATGGCTTATTATATGACAAATAAATTCAAAATTTATTATCGCGTATCTAGTCGGGGTAATCCGTTGGGACGCACAGAACTTTCTAATACGGATCTGTCAGGTATTACTAGGCAAGACTGTTTTCGTAACTTGGTCAAAATATTCGGAACAGAGAATTTAATTGTAATAGCCGATAATGCTGACGATGATGTCATATCGTTTTTAGTGTCTGAGGGAATAAAAAATATTGAACGAACATTTTTTGGAAACACGCTTAGTTTTCGCTATATTGTGGATAGAGCAGTTACAGAATTACAAGATGAAGATATCGCATATTTTGTAGAAGATGACTACGTACACGATTATGACGCCGAGAGAATTATTAGAGAGGGCTTGGAAATTTCTGATTATCTATCTCTCTATGACAGCATGGACAAGTACAAAGATAGCGATAAAGGCGGCTACAATCCCTTTATTTCTGGCGGTGGAGAAGATACAAAAGTAATGATTACAGAAAGTTGCCATTGGAAAAAAACCAATGCAACTACTATGACGTTTGCAGCAAAGATTAAAACGCTGAAAGAAGACTACAATGTTATTACAAAATATTGTCCCAATGGCGCACCTCATCCCATGGATTTCTTGATGTTTAGAGAACTGATCACGCAGAAAAATCGCATTCTTATTAATTGTATGCCTGGTAAATCAGCACATATTGGATTAGAGATGTCGCCGTTTGTTCCATGGATTTCATTACTAAAAGGAGAATTATGAGCAAGGACGTTGCTGTTGAAATTTTAAAATATTTGAAGTTTAATGACGGCGTGTTTTTGGAGGTTGGAGCGAATGATGGAATTTTCCAGAGTAATTCCTTAGCGTTAGAACGTAATCAAAATTGGACAGGCATATTAATTGAGGCGTCACCCTACGCTTATAATCAGTGTTTAGCCAACAGAGATAATGAAAAAAATATTATTATATTTGGCGCATTAGTTGCAGATGATTATGTAGGAGATACAATCAAGGGCGATTTTAATGGTCATCCCATGGGTAGTATTGGTGGAAAGCGGCTAAATAATCAGGCGAATGCTAATATCGAAGTTCCTGCATATACGATTACACAGATATTAAGTTATTTTGAAATTGAAAAAGTAGATGCAATGTTTATTGATGTGGAAGGCTATGAACTAGAAGTTTTAAGGGGATTAGATTTCGAAACTTGGAAACCTTCCTTTTTCCTAATTGAGTGGAACAAGGGTGAAGACGAGTTGTTCCCATTTATGGAGTCCAAGGGATATGAATGTGTTGGAAATATTTCAGATTTCAATCTTGTGGACGATCCTCAGTGGCCCCAAAACCACCAAGATTTTGGCTTCAAATTAAAGGAGAAAGATAATGCCTAAAGTTTATGATGTAACCACGGGATTTAATGAATTGGATTTATATCTACTGCGTCTCCATATTTTAGATCCCTATGTAGATGAATTTATTTTGAATGAGTGTACAACAACTTTTACGGGTAAACCAAAACCACTTTTCTTTCAAGAAAATAAAGAAATGTTTAAGGAATTTGAGCATAAAATAATTTATCATACATTTGACGAAAATCGTCCAGAATGGGATCAGTGGGATAGGGACAGGATTCATAAAAATGCTGCTATGCAAGCCTTGACAAATTTAGAAGATGATGATATAGTTGTCTATGGCGATACGGATGAACTTTGGAATCCAGATGTGGTAAATTTTGATAATATCGATGAAGATACATTGTACATTTGTCATCAATCCTGTTATTATTATTTTATTGATTGCCTTTGGGAAAATGTTGTAGATCCTACGGCAATATGGAGAGGTAATAGATATAGTTCTTATAAATTATTGAAACAACATAGTTTTGATGCCTTTAGAGCATACGATGGATATTTTTTCCAAAATAATTCATTCAAAAAAGAATATATAGATAAAGCGGGTTGGCACTTTTCATTTTTAAATGGTGCAGAAAATATTAAATTGAAACTAGCGTCATACGGACACTCCGAAATGAACATCCCCGTTATTACAGATAATCTTCAAGCCAACATCGATGCATTACGAGATCCATTTTTTAGACCTAATTTTAGAATTCGCCCAGTTCCTATTACAACGAAAACCCATCCAAAATATCTAGTTGATCATATTTCAGAATATCAAAAATTTATTTATCAAAAAGGAGAATAGTAAATGTATCAAGTCAATGTAAAAGTTCAAGGAACATCAGTTATGTTGCAACACCGTTTTCCCATTCCTACTTATGAGGAGATGGGTTCTGGTGGTACTAAATCAACTGGAGCAAAAGATTATCGAGAAGAATGGCGACAGAGTTTATATGTAGATGATAAAAACGGCGTTTATCAGCCAGCAAACCATTTTGAATTAGCCATGGTAAAAGCCGCCGTTAACTTTAAGGTTACTGGTAAGCGAGGAAAATCTTATAAAGATATGGTTAGCGCCAATGTGGTAATAGATCCAGAAAAAATTCTATTTGGTATTGAAAATCCTAAAGATTTAGATACAGATGCAGATAAGCCACTGTATTTGGATTTGCGCCCCGTCGTAATACAGAGGGCAAGAGTTGTGCGTATTCGCCCAGCATTTAAGCCAGGATGGGAATTGGAGTTTACAATCAATGTTTTGGATAATGAATTACCTGCAAATATGTTACAGGACATTCTGGTTCTCGCAGGAAAAACTGTGGGCATTGGTGATTATCGCCCCAAGTTTGGCCGTTTCTCTGTTGTAAAATTTGATGTGGTGAAATAAATTTGAGGTTAAGGTGTGGCGAGACTGAAGTAGGTGGTGCCAGGTCAGGTGATGTCTGATAAGGTGTGTTCCGGTCAATTAAGGTATGGCGAGGTAAAATTTGAAATAAGTTTGAGGTTTTGGACTGGGTAGGAGAGTAGCGGTAGGTAGCGGCGAGGTTAGGCAGTGTCAGGTTTGGTCAGGTGAGATAAGGTGAGGGCAATATAAAAAATAATATTACTAAAACATATTTTGAACTACCCGAATTTCCTGGTAAAAAATTTCCGTGGTATAAAAGACCACCAGTGGATTTATGGCGAATACTGCGGCAATATGTTTACGAAAGAGATTTGGGCAGATGTCGATACTGTGGCAATGAAACAGAATTAACAGATTGTCATACTCATCACGTATTAGAATTAAATCAAGGTGGAACCAATCACCCCAGTAATTTAAAAACATCTTGTCGAGACTGTCATAAGAAAAGACATCCGTTTATGATGGACGCCAGAGACAAGATGAGATTGATTGAGCAAGAAAATTGAGGTTATGGAGCGGCAGAGTTAGCCAAGGTTATGCTTGGTCTGGTGTGGTAGGGCATGGTTAGGAAAGACCAGACAAGACGAGGAATGAATATTTTTATACAGGAGCTTCCATGAAATTAGATAATTTTTTTGAACTGGGATATGTGATTAATCTCGATAAAAGACGCGACAGATTAGGTGCATGTGAACCTGAGTTTTATAAATTAAACTATTATCCTGAGCGGTTTAGTGCTATTGAGCATGAAAATCCATCGGTAGGGTGTAGACTTTCTCATTTGGCTATTTTAAAGAAGGCGCTCAAAGAAAACAAAAGTGTTCTTATTATGGAAGATGATCTTCAAATAATAAATTTTGAAGAACATCTTGTAGAAAAAGTGTTGGATGAACTTTGGGGATTAGATTGGGCTATGATATATTTTGGTGGGAATCTCATGCGCCCATGTTTTCAGGTAAGTGAACATCTTGCCAGATTGACACACGCCCAGAGTACGCATTTTTATGGTGTATCAAAACGTTATTTGCCACAAATAGTCGATGTTATAGAAAAAAATGATTATTTTATAGATTGCCTATATGCGGATGTGATTGTACCTCAATTGCCTTGCTATATTTCGGTGCCGATGGTTGCCATTCAGAGGAGCGATTTTTCGGATATCGAAAAAATAAATATGAATTATGACGTTCCTGTAGCCAGATATAATAAACAATTGATTCGGATGAAAAAATAAATGAAAAAAGTCGTTACTGTTATTTTTTCCAAGAATAGGGGTCTCCAGCTTGATTTGTGCCTGAGAACCCTGCAATTACACTGTGCAGATATCTACAAATCCGCATATGTGAATGTGTTGTATCGAGCAGATGATCATCACATGGAATCATACGAAATATTAAAACGAGAATATCCACAGGTAAATTTCGTAGAAGAAAAATCATTTAAGGCGGATCTGCTGAATATTGTACGCGATAAAAGTGGTATTTTATTCTGTATCGTGGATGACACTGTATTCGTTGAAGATTTTCTTTTGGCTAATATCGTTAGTAATTTGGAAAGTAATCTAGATTGTTTGGGATTCAGTTTACGTCTTGGCTTAAATTGCTCGTTCTGCTTTCCATACGGCAAACTCCAAGACATTCCTGCTACTACAAAAATAGACAATGGAGTTGTTAATAAATATAATTGGCAAACGGCGCAACTGGACTTTGGCTACCCACTCGAACTATCAAGTTCTGCTTACAGGCTGGAAGATATAATGGAAATACTAGATAATTGCGATTATCATAATCCAAATTCCCTAGAGGATAGTATGACCAGTTGCCACATTCAGGTAAAACCAAATTTATTAATGTATGATAAAAGCGTGGCGTTTAGCAATCCAATCAACAAAGTCCAACTTGATCATCCTAATAAAAGCGGCGATATAGATGCAGACGTATTGTTACAATATTTTATGGCTGGTTATAGAATAGACGACAAGCTGTTCAATCATTATAAAAACAGCGGAGCACATGAATTAGTAGATATAGAGGTGAAGAAAATATATGAGCAGACATAAACCAAAACAACACACTAAAGAAAGCAATCCTTTGATTTCTGTGATTGTACCAGTTTATAATCGCAAAGAGTGGATACCCTTAACGCTGGAATCCCTGCGAAGTCAAACTTACAAGAATGTCGAAGTGGCAATTTGCAACGATGGCGGAGAACCTATTGATGATATTCTAAGTCAATTTCAGGACTTGAACATTATTTATACTGCACACGCCGAGAATAAAGGGCTTCCTGCTGCCAGAAATACTGCCCTTAAAAGCTGCCATGGTGAATTCATAAGTTTTCTCGATTCAGATGATCAATATATGCCTTTGGCGCTAGAATTTAGAATGTGGAATATCAAAAAATTAAATGCGGAAATAGTTTATACACGATCTTTGAGGAATATATATGATCCCATCATACAAGATAACCAAAAGAGATATCGTCTCAAACATCAGGAACTATACTGGAACTCAGAATTTTCTCGTGACCAAATATTATGGATGAATATCTGTCCTTGTTGCAATACTCTTTTTTCAAGAAAATCGTGGGAAAAAACAGAATATTGGCTCGATGAAACGTTAACGTCAACCGAAGATCATGATTTTTGGATTGCATTAAGCAGAAAATTCGATTTTTACAATCTCTCATTGTTAGACGCGGAATGCAGTTATAGGTTAGAGCCTGGAGGACAAATGACCGGCAATCGTGATTTTTCACAGAATTGGATTAAAGTCTTTAAGAAATGGAGGAACACCGCCGAGAATCTGACCCTTGTTACAAATACCCAAAACGCAATTTTAAAACAGGCGGGAATCGACCCTGAAAAATATGGCTTATAAAAGCAAATATATCAATCTCGACCTAACAGGGATGAGATTTGGAAAATTAACGGCAATAAAAAAATCGGAAACGAAAAAAACGCGAAAAACAACTTGGGAATGCTACTGCGATTGTGGAAATACCTCTTTAAGAACAGTTACAGAATTGCTGGTTTTAAATCTCCAAACATGTGGAAAGTGCCATAGAAATAAAGATATTACAGGAAAGAGATTTGGTAGTTTGATAGTTCTATTCCTTGATCATTTTTATAGAAAACAGCCTTATTGGAAATGCAAGTGTGATTGTGACAACACTACTGTTGTTCGAGGGAGCAGTCTGGCGTCGGGATACACTAGGAGTTGTGGATGTAGGAGAATTATTGTTGGCAAAATGAGAATGATTGATTTAACTAACAAGAAGTTTGGTAGATGGACGGTGTTATCTTTAGCAGAAAGACCAGAAAATATAAAATCAGGAATATATTGGAATTGTATTTGCGATTGCGGAAATCCAGGTATTATTAGAGGAGCAAATTTAGTAAACGGAAACACAATTTCTTGCGGATGTTACCTTAAAGACCATTTTGAGTCAGGACTCGAAAAAGCCAACATTCATAGGGCGTACATGTCATATAAAAAATCTGCAAGAAATAAAAATCAAGAATTCGAGTTAACTGAAAAAGATTTTTTATATTTGGCAAAACAAAATTGCTTTTATTGTAACGCTCCTCCTTCTAATATACAAAAAGGCGGAATGAATAGTGTTTTTTATTATTCTGGAATGGATAGGGTTGACAATACAAGAGGATATACTTTGGATAATGCTGTTCCCTGCTGTAAAGAATGTAATATAGGTAAAAAAGCAAAAACCAAAGAAGAATTTTTAAATTGGATTAAGAGAATATATATGCATTCTATTCTCAATAAAGATGAAAAAGAAAATCCTGTAAGCCAATATAAAGCAAAGGAGAAATAAATTTGGATATCGTAATGGTTTTCGCAGATTCGCCTGGTGAATTAAATTGTTCCATCCATAACATTTTAAATCCGGCAAAAGCAATTAATAAACTAGAAGGGCATCATGTCGATACATTTTTTATCAATGATTTTAATACCAATACAGAGGAGGTTCAAAAGGCTTGTGAAAAAGCAGATATTATCGTAATTGAACGCAATTTGTTTGGCGATGCCCTGGTAATGGAAATGTTTTGGTGGGTTAGAAATAAGACAATAGCGGTAATATTTGACGATGCCTATCATGTTATTGAGCCGGAAAACGTAGCCCATGGCTTCTGGCACGAAAGTCAGATAATGACCAAGAATGAAGACAATACGCTGAATACCCTGACTGTTGTGCCAAAGACGTTGACGCAGTTACGCAGGGGCGTTCGCACAGCTAAGGGCATGATTGCGCCATCTAAGGTGTTGACAGATGATTGGATGGCATATACAAAAACATATCGCACCCATAACTACCTGGATTTGAATCGCTACCCAGATGATACGCAGCCATTATTTCCCCACGATGACATTGTAATAGGCTGGTGTGGGAGTATGTCGCATGTTTCTTCTTTTACGGATAGTGGCGTTTTACCTGCTCTTACCTATGTGGGTAGAAAATATCCTAATGTTAGAATTATGTGCGGTGGTGACAAAAGAGTTTACGATAAAATCAATCTTCCCGAAGGCAAGAAATTCTTCTCACCGTTTGTTCCAGAAGAACAATGGGCGTCCCTGTTGAAAAGCATTGATATTGGATTAGCCCCTTTGAGCAGTGAGTTCGACAAAAGGCGGTCATGGATTAAAGCCCTGGAATATATGATAATGAAAACTCCATGGATTGCCACCAATTTCGAGACCTATCATGAACTCGGCGAGTATGGAACACTGGTGGAAAACGGCGTAGATAATTGGAAGAAGGCATTAGTGGACATGATCGAAAATATAGAAGATGCTCGTAAACTAGCAAACGGTAAAGCCTACGAATTTGCCTTGGAACAAACTTACGAAAAAAATATTCATAAACTATTGGATGTGTACCAACAAATTATCAGTTCTCCAGATCGTGATGACGTACATGATTACGGTAAATGATTGGATAATCAAAACAGATATACAAATAGAAGAAAAACGTGCTCGTCATAAAAATTCACTCTATGTCATGGAAGCAAAAATAATAGAAGATGGAATTAGTATCGAAGAACGTATAAGCGAATATTATGACGCCAAAAATATCTGTACTAAAATCAAACGATGCCCGCTAAAACATGCTTATGAAATCGCCCTGTGGCAGAAAATATAAGCCCCGAAGAACGTGTAAACATTGTGGTGGACTTTTGGTACAAATAGACGAGATGATGCTGCCCACTATTAGCCTGTTGAATAAGAAGGGATATCGTACCAGATTTTGTTGTAGCGGTCACGTATATGATGATTTTATTCATCCTTTTCTCTTGTTTCAAACATATGTGATTTTCGAAAAAAACATTATACTTCCATCAATACCTAAAGATTTTAGATACGATGGCAACTATGAAGACGGAAGATCTTGCATTAGAAAAGATTCATATGATGGATGGACTGATAGTTATGCCCATTGCGAGTTACTAAGAGGAAATTTATCGCTGATAGAATGGGCAACAATGTTACCACAACATAATGAAAGCAACATTTTATAAAGGAGTTATATGTTGGAAAAAGATAAAGATCCAACCGGTAAAGATATAAAGAATATGCTATCAGATTTTCACGCTGAAACAGAAACAGACCTGGAAGAAAATCTGCTGAAAGATTGGAATATGGTAAGATGTGCGATATGCCATAGGCAACTGGATTTATTGGTAGCCGCTTATTTAGACGATGAACCCGTACACCAATATTGTTTATAGGATGCCGATATGATTACCTTGGATTCAATATTACAAATGATATATGATAAGCATGAATCTCTGGAGCGCAAAATGTCCGAAGGCAAATCTCGCGGAATGACCCAGATGGAAGAATTCGGATTACTGAGCGAGGATGTAGCTACTATGGAAATCTACAACACTATAATGAAAGATGTTATTGATTGCAATAAAGATTTAAACAACTATTCGGATTGGCTAAAGACAGCCTAGGAGAAAAAATGGACACCATAAAATTTGAATTAAATACAGACACGGATTACCGCGTTGTTGCCGAAATATCTTTAAACGGCGTCAGTATTGATGACTATCTCATTGCTTTCAAAGCGTTTCTAATCGCTTGTAGTTTTACCGAACAAACAGTAGAAGAAATCCAAATGATGGAAAACGCCAGATATATTATCGACAGAGAACAACAAGAAAACAATATTTAACCCTTGACAAGAACGGCAATTGGTGGTAATATTTATATATTCAAGGAGATGATTATGCGAGAATATAATGAATTTATCAAAAATAAAAGCCACTTATCACCACATACGCTAAGAAGTTATAGTAGTACCATATCTAAATTCTTGGTGCATTACGACGTTAAAGACATTGAAGATTATCGACGGTTACAACTCATTGACTTTGAAAATTATCTCAGCGAATTACCGGTACAAAACAGCAGTTACAACGCACATCTGCGCAATCTTCAGGTGTTTTCTTCCTGGCTGCATGATCATAAAATGACCGCTGAAAACATCATCCAGAATATGAAACCCCGCAAGGAAGAGCGCAAAGATAAGATATCTCTTACAGAAGCAGAAAGACAGGCGATGATTAGTCATGCAGATTCTCTTGACTTCAAACTTAGTCTGGCGCTGATGTTTTACATGGGGCTACGTCGTGAGGAATTAATCGGAGTAAAAGTGTCGGATATCGGGGGCGATTTCCTGACGGTTTTAGGCAAGGGTAAAAAGAAAGTTAAGTTAGAAATGCCTCCGATTGTAAAAACGCTGGTAGATGCTTATTTGTCCTTGCGTAAAAGCGATAGCGAATATCTTATTCTTTCAAAGGTAGGAAAGCACTCACTGTCTAGCAGCGGATCTATTTACAAGCGCGTAAAGTCTGTGGCTAAAAAGGCAGGGATTGCGCCGGAACGAGTTGAGATGATTGCACCCCATACTCTCCGCAGGACGTTTGCTTGCTTGGCGGTACAAAACAATGTGTCGCCATATATTGTGAAGGACATGCTCCGCCACAGCCAGTTCAGTACCACCGAGAGGTATCTTAAAGCCATGGGTTCCGATGTGGCTAACACAGCAATTAGGAATCAGCCGATGCCCAGCGAGGAGGCAATGCAATGGTCGAAGCTATAGAAATACGATCATGCTTCCTGTGGCAAAACGCCGTCACCTGGTATGAGGAAAAGTATGGAAAGTGTAGTTGGATTGCTAGTGAAAGCGGAGCAAATGTTATCAATAGTCTAACTGGTGACTTGGTTGCATATAAAACACATTTTCCCAATCAATATTTTCTCGTTACAGAATATTTTCAAAAATCCCCATGGGGGAAAAAGACACAATGAAACCTATCTTTTATTAGGAGTAAAATGGACGAACATATAAAGAATCTTTGGGAAATAATCATTGAAGAAATGCCTCAAGGCTGTATTATAACTGATATCAAAACGAGGGATGAGATTGTAATTGCGTCAATGCACGATGCCCTAGCGCTTGCTCAATCACTACTAGAAATGGTTAAGGCGCAAATAGAGAAACGCGGAATAGAATAAAAGACTGATTTCATTAGGAGAGAATATTGGACAGAGCGCATAGTTTGGTAGGTTTTAATCCAACAGATAGACCCCAAGACGATTTTTATCCAACGCCAGAGAATGCCACCATTTCATTATTAGACATATTCAAGCCATCTGGTAATATTTGGGAATGTGCTTGTGGCAATGGGGCAATTTCAGAAGTCCTTATACGAAACGGATATGATGTTATTAGCACAGATTTATATGGACATGGATATGGAAAAGTTGGCGTAGATTTTCTGGAAACTAAAGAAAAATTATCAGACAATATCATAACCAATCCTCCTTTTAATTTGGCAAATGAATTTATTGACCATGCAATCAACGGATTGAAAATTAAAAATATGGCTTTACTCTTGAAATTACAAGCGCTTGAGGGCGATAAACGAAGTAAACTCTTGCAGCAAACCCGTTTATCATCAGTAAACGTTTTTAGAAAAAGATTAACTTTAACGCGCAATGGCGAAAAGATGAAAAATAGTGGAATGATTGCCTTTGCTTGGTTTGTTTGGAAAGAAGATTATCTTGGTTCACCTATCGTGAGATGGCTATAATAAATCTTTGATAGCACAATGAGAAAAATGGAAGATTGGAATGATATTTTTAAGGAAATAGCAGAAATGCTTATTAGGCTTGCCAAACAAATGGACATCTCAGTAGAAGAAGTTATTGAAGGTACAAAAAAAATGGATTGATGAGGGAAAAGATGCCTCATAAAATCTTGATTTCATTGTACGAGTGTTTTCAACATTTGTTGAAAGGATATATAGTATGACCGTGCCGAATAAAGAATCGCGTGATTTATTTGAAGAACTCGTAAAAATCATTTTAATGCGGGGTACTATGTTTCCAAAAGAACATGGAAACTGGGCAAGGCTTCAAATTGGTGACGATGCGTATCTGTGTATGGATACTTGGAGTCAAGCAATTCACCTTAAGAAAAATGCAGAGTACAACAATAAATGGACTGGATTTGATGGAGAAGAAATGCAATATTTGGGACTGAATTTTGGCGGAATGGAACTCCATGTAGATGCTTATTATCTGGAAAATTTGTTAGAAGCAATAAAAAAAAGTACATGAAAGTAAAATTTTATTAGGAGATATTATGAAGCAAGCGATAATTCATTTCAAGAATGGAACAAAAGATTGGGTAGATCCAATCGATGACGAAGAAAAAGACATTTTCTATGGGAACGCCACTATTATCATAACCAACGGGGCAAATCAAAGATATGTTTATGATAGGCAGTCCATATCGCTGATCGAAATTGTACATATTGATTAATGAAATTGAACTTTCATGAGGTACATAAAACAATAATTTCATAAGGTTTTGAAATGGATAAATAAATGAAAATAGATTTTATATCAATTGAAAAAATGAAAAATCAAATACCAAATTGTAATACGTTGCTGATATCACAGAAAACTTATGATGAAAATATTAAGAATTTTAAAAACGGATATTATGGTAAATTAAAAATAGAAATTGCAAAAAATGCAGACGACAATAAGATGTTATTATATTGTTCGCCTAATGAGAAAGATATGACCGCCGGTAAATTATGAAATTTGATCTTTATTTTAAAAATAAAACTTTGTATATTGGTTATATAAAAGGTTTTGACGATGGGTATATTGATGGAAAAAATGATTTGGGCTATAAACAAAAAGATAAAAATATAAATTTATATTGCCTAGGATACTTTGAGGGGTATAATTATGGGAACAACCAATATAAAAAAATGGAAAGGTAAAATTTTGTTACTTATAAATAGGGCAATAGACATAAAACGCCTATTATCCTAAACAAAAACTTATTAGAAAATTTTAAATAACAAATAAGAGGAGAAGATTATGGCGCCAAGCAGAATAAGCATACTAAAAAATAAATATAATGAAGTGTCTTTATCTTTATATAATTGGACTTTACATGATTCTGTTCCAGTAATTACGATGGCATGTAATTCACCAGAAGAATTAATATCTGAGATAGATGAATTAATTGAAAATTTAAAAGAAATAAAGATTAACGCTGAACAATATTTTATCACATAAAATATTCTTTTTTTATGAAAAATACGATAGGGTCTATAGATTATATTCTGGCAATAACCAAAAAATAAATGAAAGGACAAAATCATGCGCAAAGAAAACGGTAAATTAATTGTTATAAAAAAAGAATTTCCAACGTATTTTGGTTTTACAAGAAATGATATAGTTGCCTTATGTTCAGAAAATAACATATATTCAAATGAGGAATGTATGAAAAGAAAAATTCGAAGATTTCTAATGGGTTTGGAAATATCGCTGTTCAAAACATTCTGGTATTTTGACAGGGCAGGATTTTGGTTCTTGTACCATGGCGATGAGGTCTGTTGGATTTACCCATGGCGTAGAACCAATAAAGATGAGAAATGGATTTCTTTATTTTTTAGTGGAAGTGGACAATTTGGCGATGCGGTCTACAAAACATTAAAAGATATTGACGATGAATATGATGCGTTTTGTGAAGCACAATAAAATAACTGTTTCATAAGGTTTCAAATAGGTGGCAACAGAAAAGGTAGAGGTGAAGGAATGGGTGTTACAGACGGTGATGGTGATTTAAAAGCAGTAGATACAAATTTTATTAAGTATGTTTATAACGTGGATTATCAGAAATGCTACAAAAATAATTTTGGGAATAATGTGGAGCGAGCCGTTAGATTTTACTTGTCTGCCGAAGAAAGAGGATTTCGCAGTGGAGGAATAAGTAGCGACTCAAATGAAGTTTTTTATACAACAGAAGCAACCGGATTTGTGCTTTATCCACAGGCGCTAAATCCGTTCTTGAAAATTATGGAAACATTGAAGTTACATGATAAAATAATTATTCTTCCCGCATATAATCAAGATGAAGGAATTAATCTTCCAGCATATATTATTGTGTGCTTATCGGATGGATATCCAATACAGATTGTAACTAAGAATATTTAATTAATTTAGGTTGCCACCTATTTTAAACCCAGGAGAAATATGAATAAACAATTTAATCCCTATGATTTGAATGATGTATCCAATATGGACAAGTTTATCAAAAACAAAAAGGAGAATAATATGAATCAGTTTCCAGAAATTAGATTTGATTTAGACGGTATTAAAGTAGGTATAATTCAAACGTTGTCAAAATACAATAAAGAGACGGAAGAATATGTCGGTGCCGAAATCGAGAAAATAATTCAATCTTATGATTTCGATAAAGTAATCCGTGAAACCGCCGCCGTTGCTATTAGATCTGGTATCGAAAAAGCACTTGAAGGTTATTTTACTTATGGTGAGGGCTATAAGGCTATTCAGGATTTAGTCGCTAACAAATTATCACCTAGGCAATGAAATGACCGTTTTATGAGGATGATATGAAAGATAATTACGAGTGTATGCCTGGTGAATACGACGATTGTAAAAAAGAAAAAGAAGTGTTGCTTCGCGCATACAAGTTTTATAAACACTTTTTTGGACTATATATTAAATATCACGAAATTTTAGCTGACGAATATTCACAACATGAATATTTTCAAAATAAATTAGGCAACATAAAGTAATCTTGCGTGAAGGAGCAATATGAGTAAAGAATACGATGATGTTCTGAAACAACTAATTGATCTCAATAAGCAAAATCGAGAAGCCAATAGCCACAACATGGAAATGTTTTCTCCGTCTGAAGCAGTATGGGAATACGGAGTAATACGTCTTGATATTGGTAGAGGCGTGGGTAAAACTACTTTTATTAAAAATAATGCCACATCAAAAGACTTAATAATTACTTTTAACCGCGAGAGCCAAAAAACATTTGGTGAAATTCCGGCAAAAGTTATTGTTTCAGATATTGGAGAATTCCTTCGCGCACTACATCATGCAGAAGTGTTTGAGACGATTTATGTTGACGAGCCCATGCTTTCGTTTCGGCAATTAGATATGCGAGACGCGTTAAAAACACTTATTCATAACTACGATCAAACAATTGTCATTTTGGGTAAATAGAACAAGTATTTATGCCTTGACAAGACTCGGTTTGTGTGGTATAGTTACATTATAGAAAAGGAGAAAACATGATGAAAAAATTTAGTGAGGTAATGAACATTGTTACAAAAATGTGGAAGAAACTTAACGACGAAGAAAAGAATGTTTTGGCAATGCTCATTGCTGGCACTTATACTAAATGAAAGGTGGATTTTATGAGGTGGTATGAAACGATTTATTAGGCGCTTGCAGCTTCTATGGAATAGAATCAGATATCCTGAAAATATTTGGTATGGCGGTGGATTAAAAAGAAAAACAGCTTTACACAGTGTGGGAGCAGGTTGGGCTAAACTTATTAACAATCTTTATGACGCCAAACCCAAACATGTCAAAGTGTGGCAGGTAAAAGAGAAATTCGCCGGACTCCGTTTTTACTTAGATTCTGCACCAGAATGGTATCATGACCTGATTGCTTATTACGAGAATCAGAGCTATAAAATTTGTGAACAATGTGGTGAAAAGGGTAAAGTGCGAGATGATTTAGGGTGGATCTTGACCTTATGTGATAAGCACTACCAGGAAACTATTGATCAAAGGAACATGAAACGGTGATTTTATTATGAATATTGAATTTTATAAAGAACCTTCTGGATTCAGTTGGAAGCCCCACTTTTTTAAGTGGACTGCAATAGATGAAGAATACGCTAATTATTCTGGATGGCATAAATATTATTTGATTTCTTGGTTATGGTTTAGTGTAGACATTTTGATAGGATGAAAGAGATATTTTATGATGGATGATAAATATAATGAACTTGTAATGATTATTAGTTATTGGTGGCGCAGATTACTATGCAGATTGTTTGGATGCAAATTAGAATGGTGGTCAGAAAACGAATATGTAAATGGGGAATATTGTGTGAGATGTAGTGCTGCTGAAAGTCAAGCAGAGGGCGATACTCCGCATAAAATTATTTATAGAAGATGGAATAGTAGATGAAAGGAAGATTTCATGAGCAAATTAGATAGAATATTGTTTCAAGCCATGTATACTACTATCATCAAGGGTATTTGGGTTATCATTCTACTTTTACAAGGGCGTACCCCAAAAGACGAGTTAATATTTTTCAGGATGGAAGACCAAAGTACTGAGAGCAGAGTTTACGATTGGGTAAATAAAAGCGAATAAAAGGAGTATTTCATGATACACAAAAAAAGATTATATGTTATGTTCGAATATGTCGATACCATCAAATTCGAAGATAGTTTTTATATACTTCCAATTTTAAGTTTAGTTTTTCCACCAAGAGATTCGCGTATTATTTTAAAATTTGGATGGCTTATTTTTAAAGTTGGAATCTTCTTTGATTATATATAAAAGGATGGGGTTATGATAACTAGTGCTACTATTGGTGGAATTTATAGCAATGAAGAAGAAATGGGCTTTCGTATAAGTTGGTGGGGCAGTAATGGATTTGGTCAAATTGGCATACGAAAATTTATACATAGCGGTGTTATTAATATTGATTCTGAAACTATGTCCAGGGAATTTGTAAAAGAAGTCTTTGCAAAATTAGTTGATGATGCTCAGTATTGTGAATGAAATAGCGATTTTATTGTATAAAATGAGTGTTTCGTGATGTAGGAGGATGATTATTGGACAGTAGATACTTGGTAGGATCGAGCGAAAAAGATAGAGAGATACAAGATTTTTATCGCACTCCAGCATATGCTACAAAAGAGTTATTAAAGAAGGAAAAATTTTCTGGATCTATTTGGGAGTGTGCATGTGGTGATGGTGCAATATCTGAATTATTACCAAAAGAAAATTTGATAATTTCAACAGATCTATACGACAGAGGTTATGGGCAACCTAGCATAAATTTTTTGGAGACATTCAAACAAGTAAATAATATTATTACCAACCCTCCATATAAACAAGCCGAACAATTTTTAATTCACTCTTTTGATTGCGCTGATCATAAAATAGCCATGTTGTTGAAACTGAATTTTTTAGAAGGACAAAAAAGGCACGGACTATTTAAACAATACCCTCCAAAAACTATATATGTTTTTTCTAAAAGATTGAGTTTTGATAAGGGCAATGATCAAGGAAGGGGGAGCGGGCTTCTGGCGTACACTTGGATGGTGTGGGAAAAAGCATATTCAGGAGACCCAATTGTAAAGTGGATATTATAATAAAACATAGATTCTATGTAGTAGGGATAACTTATGAATTATGAAACCACAGCAGAAATGGAAATTGTTATTGCTAGATATTTTGATACTAGAAAAAACGTTATTGTTCCAAATGTAAGCCACGGCATGTTTAGATATGAAATGGATTTATGTATGCTTAATATGGTTGGAATGTATGCAAGCGAAGTGGAAATAAAAATTTCTAAATCAGATCTAAAAGCAGACGCTAAAAAACCACATCACCACGATTGCGCATCTATAAAATATCTGTGGTTTGCTATGCCTGAAAAATTAAAAGGCTGTGAGGAATATGTACCAGAACATGCAGGAATTTTATTTGTAAGTAGTAAGGGTATTGTTAGTGTTGCGAGAAAACCTGTATCTAATAAATCTGCACAAAAATGGGACTATAAAAAAGCATTCAGATTAGCCAGGTTAGGAACATTACGAGTTTGGAATTTGAAAGAATCCATTCATCGGATGATAAAATATAATAAATAAAATCGGTATTTTATTAAAAGGAGAAAAATGCAAAGATTTCAATTGAAAAAAGATAGCAAGAACAAATGGTTTATTTTCGATAATCAGCGCAAGACCGTTGTTACAAGCCATATGGCTACTGGTATGGAGGGAGCAGAAACCTTAAAAGTTATCAAAACACTGCCTGAACCATTGCCTAAAATTAAAGAAGCGACTACCAATAATGAACGAGTAGTAGCAGGACGATCTAAGAAAATGAAGATTTCTGTTGAAGAATACCGACGCAGGTTTCCGAAATCATAATAAAATGCAAGTTTCATGAGGTGAATTATTGAACTACGATGAGATTATAAATACACCATATACTGTTCTGGAAGCATTATCAGAATCTGAAATTTACGATATTGTTTCAACTCTGATTGAACATTACCGTAAAACCGGATTTCCTTATTTTGAAATCGATGACAACAAGATTAAAAAAGAATGTTTGTCTTTATCAAAATCAGACAGTTCAAAAATAGAATTGCCAAATAATGAACTTCAACAGGGAATGTTGGGACTTGCAACATGCAACATGTTTCATCAAGAAATGTATGCTGTAAATTGTAAAAACGCAAAATCACCCATGGATATTTTTCTTGATGATGGTCTATTCCGTACCGCCCTAACGAAAAGAATCAAGTATAATGATCGCAATCTTAATCCCTCGTGTGTGCGCAGAACGTTGAGTGCTTTTGGCGGACAAGCTGCTTCAAATTTTAGACCATCTATTGCCAGGTGGGTTTACCAAAAATATGCTCCAATTGGTGGCAGCGTCTTAGATCCCTGTATGGGATATGGCGGAAGATTGATGGGTGCGTTTTGTTCTCAGGTGCGTCGCTATGTTGCAACAGATCCAAACAAGGTTTCTATTGCTGGGAATATCAATCTGCACAATCATTTGTTCGAGGCTCGCCCAGACAGACCGGTTTTTGAATTATCAACTTCTGCCCTACCTTTTGAGGATTTTGTCACCGATGAGAAATTTGATTTGGTGTTTACGTCGCCACCATATTTTAATGTGGAAAAGTATGCCGCAGATGAAAAACAATCTTATGCGAGATACCCAACATACGAAAAATGGGTGGAAGGATTTTTGACGCCATTAATCAATCATTCTTTCGATTACCTAAAACCCAATGGATATTTGGTTCTCAACGTAGGAAAGCCGATTGACGAAGATACGTATAGAATAGGCACAAAAGTTTTTGGCAAAGAACCTGAAACTTATCACATGCGATTGAGTAAGTTTTTAGGACAAGGAAATAAAAAAGATGTATCGCATAAAGTTGAACCGATTTTTGTGTGGAAAAAGACCACATAAAACCCACATTTCATAACATGAAACTAAAATTTCATTAAGAAAGGAGTAAAATGTTGGATACCATTCTATTGATTTGCGCGTTTGTCAGTTTTCTTTTGAAAGCATTGGGCGTCCCCGTATGGCGACTTGACCTTATGAATCTTGGATTTGCTTTTCTAGTATTGACTTTACTCGTATAGTAGAACATGTCTTAGCACAGGGGTAGTTATGCCGATGATGGCGAGTGGGTTCGCGGTAGGGATTGCTGGGCGAATAGGTATAATGTTTCGAGCAGGAGACATCCTCAAAATACATGTGCAAATATGAGGAGCAATACCCTTGACAGATTTAAGATATTGTGGTATAGTTATTCAACAGAACGCATCACGCGATAGGGCGAGCCTAGCGAACCGAGATTGGGATAATTCTAGAATAACCTCCCACAGAGACCGATTATTTCTGGCGTCATATAGATAACAACTAGATCGGTAGTATGTTATCACCCTAGCGGGTTAGAGTAGTGGATCACTCACGAGTCTCATAAACTCGATACGTTCGTTCAAATCGAACACCCGCTACAAGTGAGAGACAGGGGTTAAATTCCCCTATCTGTGAAAGCCCCAGCCCAAACAGATTAGCATAGTGCTAGTGCGCTCACCCAAAATGTAGTAAAATGTGATTTTATGCAGTAAGTTAAAATAAGGATGGACGCATGTATTCTAGTATTTGGGTTGAACATATCAATATTTGCAGAATAATCCAATATATATCTATGTTACATGGATTCGATATTGCTTTGCGAGATGCCGAAGAAGTATGGGAACATTACTCCGAATCTTTATCTGCGGGGTGGATGGTGGAAACATATGGAGATCTAGATAATATGTGGCAATTAATTAAGAATCAGTTTATTAGCAGCAATGAAACAACCCCAGAGTTTGATATTAGAGTCAAGGAACAGATGGTAGACACTGCTGAAATGATTGAGAACGACGACGAATGTAATATACAATTCGTCATAAAAAATAATTAGTGTTAATGAAATTGTGCTTTTATTAAGTTTGTTCACAAAAGGCGTGGGTTGCCAATGAGCCGATATGCAGGCAACATCTTGTCTGGCACTTAAAGCGTCTGAAGAGAGAGTAACGCCTCGAAACCCGAAAGGGTAGCGCGGAGTATCCCTAGCCAGAGAATAACTGGATACCAGTCGGCTCACGCCTTTTGTGAATAAGCAAAGTCATATATGGAAGGAGATAATTTGAAAGTTATTGACAGCGAGAAATTACCAATCAAAATGTGGCTAACAGATATTGAAGATGGCGCTTTACAACAAGCAAAAAACTTAGCCAATCTTCCATTTGTCTATAAATGGATTTCTATTATGCCAGATAGTCACCAAGGTTATGGTATGCCCATTGGTGGCGTCATGGCTACCCAAGGCGTGATAGTCCCAAATGCGGTTGGTGTGGACATCGGCTGTGGTATGGCTGCGATAAAAACTTCTCTGACAGATATTTCTACAGAAGAATTAAAATTGGTTATGGGTAAAATCCGTGATGTTATTCCTGTGGGATTTAATCATCATCCAGAAGATCAAGAATGGGACGGATTCGATGACGCTCCAGATATTCAGACCATCCAGGATCAACTTCCGTCAGCCCGAAAACAGTTGGGAACGCTTGGGGGAGGAAACCATTTCATTGAAATTCAAAAAGGATCAGATGATCATATATGGATTATGATTCATTCTGGAAGCCGTAACTTTGGCAAGAAAACCGCTGATATATACCACAAACTTGCGCAAAAATTATGCGACAGATGGCATGTGCAATTACCGGATAAGGACTTGGCTTTTCTTCCTATTGAGACCTCGGAAGGAAAAGAGTATTTCCAAGCAATGAAATATTGCTTAAATTTTGCCGAGGGTAACAGGGATTTGATGGCTAGACGTACTCTACTTTGCTTATCTTCTGTAGTGGATTGCTATATGGAAGATGAAATTGATATTCATCATAACTACGCCGCATTTGAAAATCATTACGGCAAGGATGTTTTGGTTCATCGTAAAGGTGCCACAAAAGCCACTCTGGGGCTACGAGGAATTATTCCTGGTTCTATGGGAACATCCAGTTATATCACCAAAGGATTGGGTAATCCAGAAAGTTTCGAATCTTGTTCCCATGGCGCAGGTCGTAGAATGGGACGCAAGGATGCCGTAAGAACCTTAAACCTGAAAGATGAACAAGATAAAATGACTGGTATTGTGCACGGCTTGCGAGATGCCTCTAATTTAGATGAAGCACCAGGTGCATACAAAAACATTGATGAAGTTATGAAAAACCAAGAAGATCTGGTTGAAATTAAAATATCACTAAAGCCTTTGGCGTCAATCAAAGGTTAATGAAATTAGGCTTCTATCGGAGGTGAATGAAAAATAAATATATTATCGAAAACGGTATAATAAAAATAATTCTCCATAGGCGAGAAGACAATGATTTAATAACGATTATTGATAAAGAAGATTTTGATAAAGTGAACGCATATGATGGTACGTTTTATGCTAGTAGATATATTAAACTAAATGGGAAATTTTATGTAAAAATAACCTTATATCTAGGAACCATTGACGGAAAACCGAAATATAAAGTAATTAGGTTTCATAGGATTATTTTGAATTGTGAAAACAACGATATTGTTGATCATATAAATGGAGACACTCTAGATAACCGAAAATCCAATCTAAGAATAACTGATTTTGGAGGAAACACAAAAAACAGATGTGGCGAGAACGCAAATAACACTTCTGGTGAACGCAACGTGTCTCTTATAAATGGGCAGTACGTAGTTCAAATTCAAGTCAATGGAAAAAATACTGTTTTAGGAAAATTTAATAATATCGAACAAGCGAGAATTATAGCAAACCAAGCAAGAAAAAAGTATTATGGGGACTATTCTGGAAATAGTACCACAATAGCCCAATAAAAGTATTATTTTATTAAGGAGCAAAAAGTGAAAATATATAGATTGTATACCGGATGCGATGGTGAATACTCCTGCGATTATTATAGGGGTTTGTTTAAAACAGTTGAACCTATGCTCTCTTTTGTAGAAGAATATATGAAAGAAGAAAGAGGCAAAGAAAATATCTCTGCTATATTAACTGATGATGGAAAAATATTCGTCAACGGTATTGATAACGAATGGCACAATCCTTTCGGATATGAGATTATTGATACTGACAACTTGCAATGAAATTATTATTTTATAAGGAGAAAAAATGGAACGATCAGAAGCATATCAACTAATCGACGAAGAACGCGAATATCAAAACAGCAAGCCCCCACGTCCCAAAAGCGATGCGGACACATCCGTTGGGGAATGGCTTATCTATATTGAGGAACAATTATCACGAGCTAAACATAACGTTTATAAATTAGATCAACTTCTTGCCATGGATAATGTGCTTAAGATTGCGGCGTTGGCTGTGGCTTGCATGGAAAACAACGAAGTTTCATAATAAAATATGTCATTCATGAGGTTGTAATATGCTAACAGAAAAAGAAAAACTATTTGATAAAATATTTGACTTTTGGTTGAAAAAATTCAATTTAACCGAATGGGATATTCAACTAGATTTTCTTGATAAAGATGAATTCAAAGCGCTGTTCTTAAAAAATAATAAATTGGTTGAACTTGCCCCTGCTTGTTGCGAATCTCTGTGGCAATATCAACAAGCGAAAATCGGCGTTAATACCGACAGGTTAGAAACCGTGGATGACTCAGATATAGAAAAAGTTGTAATTCACGAATTCATGCATATTTTTTTGAGTGAAATGAGGAATAATCATAAAGATGGTGAGCACGAAGAACGTGTTGCTACCATGCTTGCCAGGGCTTTTATTGGAATAAATAACTTCAAGGAGGCACATATTTAACAACATAAAATAGTATTTTTATTAGGTTGCACATATTTGTAGTAAGTCTATTTATAAAAGGAGAAATAAATGAGTTTTATTAAAGCCGTAAAAGGCAAGAAGCCTGTTCGAGTAGTAATAGGCGGGCCGTCTGGCGCAGGAAAAACCTATACAGCGCTTACTTTTGCAAAGTATTTGGAAACAATAACCAAGAAACCAACCGCTGCAATTGATACCGAGCATTTTCGTATGAGTTTGTATGCAGATAAATTCGCGTTTGATGTTGATGATGCAGATCCCCCCTTTCATCCCCAGCTACTAATAGACAATATCCATAAAGCTGAGAAGGAAGGATATGGACAATTAATTGTAGATAGTTCAAGTCACTTTTATAATGGCGAAGGCGGCCTGCTTGAGGTTGTCAATGACGCCGCTAAGTCCAAATTCGGTGGCAATATTTACGCAGGGTGGGCTGTAGGTACTCCACTCCAGAATTCCCTAATCGATGCTATTATTCGATCTCCTTTGCACATGATTTTCTGTACTCGTGCCAAACAAGGTTATGCTGAAACAGAAAAGAATAACCGCAAGGTTTACGAAAAAGTTGGTATGGAACTCCAGCAAAGAGATGGTTTTGAATTCGACTTCGATTTTGTATTGATGATGGACATGGATAACAATGCCACTGTGGATAAAGGTATGGGATATGTTTCTACAGGAATGTATATCAAAAAACCTGACGAAAAAACCATCGAATTAATTATGAAGTCTATTAATGAAAATACCGTAGACACTCCCGCTGTTCCTGCCGAAAGCAAGGCTACTATTTTCAAGAAACAGGAAGAAGTCTTGGTAGATCTTCAGGGAAAAGTTATCACCGAATGCAAGCGCCTGAATGCCAAGACCAATGAAAAGGTTATGACATTGTTAAAAACATATGAGCCTAGTGGTAATCCTAGCAAGATGAAGGATCAGGCTAAATTGATTGAATTATTGGGTAAACTTATTGAGATACCGGCAGAGGGAGAATAATATGAATTTTAATAATATCAAAACCAAAGTACTTGCAACCAAGGTTGAAAAGCGAGAAGGTTATTCCCTCGTTATGCTACGCGATAGTCGCCACGATAAAAAGACAGATACGTGGAAACGCAGCCCCTATCCTGGTATTCATTTTGCCGCCAGTGCTCAGGCTAAAATCGACGAACTTATTGATGCCCTTGAAGGCGCAGATAAGTTTGAAGACGGCAATTCCAAAGGCGTTTGGATTGTTCTCAAGAGCGCGTCGCTCACCAACGAAGTATTCAAAAATAAAGAAGGTGTAGACGTATATCCGAAGCAATTTACTGTATGGGATTGGGAATTTTTTGTCCCTGAAGAAAAATCAGATGCACAAGATGAAACCCCTGTCGTAGAGGAATCATCGGATGACCTCCCCTTCTAGTAAGTTGTAGTTGCTATTAATAAGGCGGAGCATAAAACCCTCCGCCTTTTAAAATAGAAAGGATGTACATGCTCGTTCCGAAGGAAACTGTACTTGGCGCGAAGGAAAAATTAGGAGAACAAGCCGCTGAGATTATAGCGGCGGACTTACAATTAGAAGGATGTGTAGAACCAGACTTTAAAGCACTATGTCCTTTCCATGCCGAGGATACTCCAAGTTTTGTTTTTAGCAAAAAAGACAATGCTTTCAAGTGCTTCGGCTGTGGTCGTAGATATGGCATTATTGATCATTACATTCAGCACAATGGTCTAACCTATTTGGGTGCTGTTCAAAAACTATTTGAATTAACTGAAACAAAATTTTCTTTTGGCGAAAAAGGAATAAAAACCGAAAGAGATTATCGCTATCCATCGCGAGAGCAAAACGATTCTCGTCAAGAAGTAGAAGAATATTTACAAACTCGAAGTATTTCTAAAACCACTCTGGATATGGTTGATGTTCAACAAGACGGCAATCACAATATCGTTTTTCATTATTATGATACCAATGATGTGTTGACCCTAGTAAAATATCGTCCTGCGCGTAAAGTTGATAAAGGCGAAAAATTTAAATCTTGGTGTCAAAAAGACACTGATACCATGCCGTTGCTTTATAATATGAATAGAGTTGATTTTACCAATGGCCCACTTCTGATATGCGAAGGGGAAATTGACTGTCTTGCCGCTATAGAGTCTGGATATAAAAATTCGGTGAGCGTTCCTTTGGGCGCCAACAATTATGGCTGGATAGAAACGAATTGGGAATGGTTGGAATTATTTGATAAAATCGTGGTGTGGTCAGATAACGATGAAGCAGGACTAAAAATGCGCAAAGAGGTGTGCCAACGCCTAGGTGTATGGAGAACATTATATGTGGACGCACCAAGCAGGGTAATTGGCAAAAATGGAACAGAAGTAAAAGTCAAGGATATCAACGAAATTCTCCATTATTGCGGTAGTCAAAAAGTTTTAGATTTTATTAATGACGCCAAAGAATTACCCATTACTGGTATTGACGACCTATCAACCGTAGATGATTTTGATATAGAAACCGCCGAAGGTCTTTATACCAACCTTGCGCCCCTGGACAAAATCGTATATAAAATTTTGTATGGTAGCGTGGCTTTAATTACTGGTAAAAGAGGTGCGGGTAAATCAAGTTTTGTCAACCAGGTGTTTGTGTGTGAACCCTTAGATCAAGGGCAAGATGTCTTTTATTTTAGTGGCGAATTGAGCGCACCTGTTCTAAAATCTTGGATTGAACTTACCATGGCGGGACGCGAACACGTAAAAATGAAAGACAATAGCGACTTCGTGCGTATTATGGATGTCGATGCGAGAAAAGAAATGCGCCAGTGGTATAAAGGTCGCGTGTGGGTGTACAAGGAAGTTGACAACTCCGAAACCATCATTCTTGAAAAAGCCATCAGCGTTACTCGCAAATACGGGGTCAAAGTATGGATATTAGATAACCTAATGACGATAGGCTTGAATAACGCCAGCGAAAAAGACTTGTTACAAAAACAAAAAGAATTTATTGTTAAATTGAATCGCCTGTCGTTATTGTATGGTGTTTTAATTGTGTTGATCGCGCATCCGAGGAAAACCATGACTGGTCAGGAATTAGGCAGTGATGACATTGCAGGTAGTGGCGATATACCTAACCTTGCTCAATATATTTTTTCCATCAAGCGCTATAGCCAAAAAGAAAAAGATGGAGAAAAAGATGGTAAGGGAGGATATAGAAAAGGCAAGGAGCCAACACCCTATGATACCGAAGTAGAAACAATGAAAAATAGATATTCGGGTAGAATAGGATTGGCTAAATTATATTTTGATTATACAAGTTATAGGTTCTATAATAATACCAAAGAATTATTTCGGCGATATAAATGGAATAAAGACACATCGCCGTTGCCTACTCAAGATCCTAACCATCACGAACAACTTCCTGACCTTATGAGAGAATAATAGATGCCAAAAAATACTGATATCATCAACAAAATGACATTTAGCTACAGCAATATCAGCACATTTGAAACCTGTAAGTACGCATGGTTTCTTACCTATATAGAAAAACAAGAACGACACACCAATTATTTTTCAGAATTTGGTAGTTATTGCCATAACATCTTGGAAGATTTTTTTCTTGATAAATTAGCAATTTATGAGTTGCTACCATATTATAAAGAACATTATGCTGAAAATATTAAATCAGATAGTCCGTTTGGATTTGGTAAAAATTTAGGTGCGTTATATTATGATCAAGGATATAAATTTTTCGAAAATTTTGATTTCGATAAAAGCAAGTTTGAAATTCTTCAAGCCGAAGAATTTACTATAGCACAAATCAGGGATATTAAAGTCACCATCAAACCAGATATTATTCTGAAAAATAAAGATAATGGCAAAATAATTTTAATGGACTATAAATCCTCCAACCCATTCAATGCCAAGCGCCAAATCGTTCCTGCTAAAATCATACCCTACAGAAAACAATTAAATTTATATGCTGGTGTTTTATGGGCAAAGAAAAAAATCCAAGTGGACGAACAATGGCTATGGTTTTTTAGAACCGGAGGAATTGAAAGATTTCCTATTAGTGTAAAAAAAGTATCTGAAGATATTTTATGGTTTTTATCCGTAGTTGATAAAATCAAACAGGAAGAAAATTTTGAAGCCAATCCCAGTAATGAGTTCTTCTGTAATTCTCTTTGTTCAATGAGTTCAATTTGCCCCTATAAAATAGTCAAGGAATAAAATGAATAATTATATCAATTACCATTCACATTCTCAGTACAGCAACATCTCAACGCCCGACTCGACGATATCTAATCGAGATCGGGCAGTTCGAGTTTCTGAATTGGGACAATCTGTGTTTTCTGCCTTAGAGCACGGTTGGAGTGGGCGCGTAATTGAGGCGATGGAATTATCCAAAGAATTTAATGTTAAGCCACTGCTGGGAACCGAATCTTATTTTGTTAAAGACAGGTTGGAAAAAGATAAAACAAACGCCCACCTTATTCTGTTGGCAAAAAATGAAAACGGTAGAAAAGGCATTAATCGTATTTTAAGCGAAGCAAATATTTCTGGGTTTTATTATAAAGCAAGAATCGATCTTGAACTTCTGTTTTCTCTGCCAAAAAACGATGTGTGGGTTACAACCGCATGTATAGGTGGCATTTGGAAATATGAAGATGCTGAAAACTTATTACTACAAATGCAAGAATATTTTCAAAACAACTTTTTCCTAGAAGTCCAGAACCACAGTGTGGAATCACAAAAAGAATTAAATAAAAAAATATTAGATTTATCTAATCGATATCGTATTCCTATTATTGCAGGAATGGATAGTCACATGATATATCCCAACCAGGCTAAAGAACGAGATGATTACCTGCTATCACGTGGTATTGAATATCCAGATGAAGAAAACTGGTTTTTAGACTTTCCTTCTTATGAAGAAGTTCTTCAAAGATTTCAGGAACAAGATGTTCTCAACAAAGTTGAAATTGGTGAAGCATTAGAAAACACGTTGATATTTGAATCAGTTGAACCATATGATTCCATCATATTCGATCCAGAAATTATCAAGTTACCCACACTTTATCCTGACAAAACCCAAGATGAAAAAAATAAAATCTTGGAAAGTTTGGTATGGCAACAATGGAATGTCGAAAAAAATAATATTCCCTTAAGTAGTTGGGCTTATTATGAAGGTGAAATCAAAAAAGAATTAGATACGGTTTGTGTTACCAATATGTCTGACTATTTCTTGCTTGATTATGAAATTATTAAAAAGGGTAAAGCAATGGGCGGACATATTACCCTTACAGGACGTGGATCTGCTCCGAGTTTCTACCTCTCGAAATTGTTGGAATTTACCACCATTGATCGTATCGCTGCTACCGTCAAGTTATTCCCCGAAAGATTCATATCATCAGAACGCCTACTGGAAACCAAGAGTCTTCCCGATATCGATTTGAACCTAGGCAATCCAGAAGTTTTTGCTCAGGCACAAACTGAAATCTTGGGCGATGGACACAGCTATCCCATGATTGCTTTTGGCACGGTAAAAGCCAGTAGCGCTTGGAAATTATATTCTCGTATTTCCAACATTGATTTTGAAACCGCCAATATTGTGTCTGAACAAATTCGTAAATATGATATGGATATCAAGCACACAGAAAGCGAAGAAGAAAAAGAATCAATCAATGTTTTAGACTATATTGATAAAAAATATCACGATGTTTTTACAGAAAGCGAAAAATATCTTGGGCTGGTAAACAGCCTGACTCCGCATCCATGTGCCCATTTAATGTATTCACATGGAGACATCAGAGAAGAATTTGGATTGATTAAAATCAAGACCGGCAACGTCGAACATATCTGCGTGTGTTGTGACGGTTTATTTGCAGAAAATTATAAGTTGCTAAAAAACGACCTGCTGAAAGTCAGCGTAGTTGAACTGATTTACAACACATATCATCGTATTGGTAAAGAACCTCATACTATTCCAGAACTATTAAAATTGTGTGAAAACGACAAAGCGGTTTGGGATGTGTATGCCAATGGTTGGACTAAGGGCATCAATCAATTTGAGCAAACAGGAACTCGCGGTAGAGCTACAAAATATAAGCCACAAAACATATCAGATTTATCTGCATTTGTAGCAGCCATTCGACCTGGTTTCAAATCAAATTATTTCTTATTTGAAAGTCGTGAGCCATTTACTTATGGCATCAAATCTCTTGATGATTTGATTCAGACACCAGAATTTCCATATAGCTTTATGCTGTATCAAGAAACCGCTATGCAGGTTATGGCTTATGCCGGAATTCCGATTTCTAAAACATATGAGATTATTAAAAATATTGCAAAAAAACGTGTAGAAAAAGTCAAGAAATATAAAGATCAGTTTGTTGCCGGTATGAAAAAGAAATTAATTGAAAATGAAAATGCGGACGCCAAAGAAGCAAAACGTATTGCGGATATGACTTGGCAGATTATCAACGACAGTAGTGCCTATAGTTTTAATGCCAGCCATTCTTATAGCGTGGCAGGAGACAGTCTTTACGGTGCATATCTCAAGGCACATTATCCGATGGAATTTTATGAAGTATTCCTAAATATTCTTGAAGCCGATTCGGATAAAGACAGATTGTTCGAAGTCAAACTTGAGGCACAAGAAGCCTTTGGTATAAAGTTTCCATCTCTACAATTTGGTCAGGATAATCGTAAAATCGTAGCAGATGTAGAAAATAAAAGTATCACACAATCCCTGAAAACTTTGAAGGGATTTGGAAATACAGTAGGCGATAGTTTTTATCAGTTGTCGCAAGTTTTTACCGATGGTGATTTTCTCGATCTGCTTATATTTGCAGAAGAAAACGATTATCTTTCTTCTAAATGGGCAACCCTGATAAAAATTAATTACTTCCAAAATTTTGGACACAATGGCAAATTGTTAAATATGTATAATGCATTTACAACTGGCGAAAATAAATATCAAAAGACCTATGTGGAAAAAACTAAAATTAAAAGACTAGATGCCCTCAAACAAATCTGGACGGAAACACCCAATTTACGAATTCCTTTTTCTGATCAGTTGGCAAATGAGTTTGAAATACTGGGCACCATTCAATCCACCTATCCAGAACTTGATAGGAAATATGTTTATGTTAAAGAGTTAAAAATCCAGTTCGCAGACGATGGAAATCGTATTGCGCCAAGAATACAAATCTATGGGTTGCATAGTGGTAAACAAGCATCTTTAAAAATATATAATAAAACTTATGACAACACGCCCTTTACGACTGGTGCTTTATTATATTGTAGAAATCTTGAAAGTCAATTTCCACAAAAAAAGATTGATGGGAAATTCGTAAAAGACACCCATGGAATACCACAATGGTGGATTACAAATTATAGTATCGTCAAACCAGAAGATCTGGATAAATTTTTAGAGGAGAAGAAATAATGGCAGAATATCAATATCGATGTAAGGAATGTAAAACTGTTTTTACCGTTATAAAATCTATAACGGATGTAATTATTACATTTTGTCCCAGTTGTAAAAGCGATAAAGTACAGCAAAAATACTTTGCGCCTCATGTTCTGTATAAAGGAAAAGGTTTCTATAAAACAGATAATACCAAAAAGCCCTTGACAGAAACCGAATAATGTGGTAAACTTTAGATAATAAAATAAGACTTTTATGTGGAGGAAAATGAAAGCAGACGACATTAAACTAAAATATGATTCTATGGAAGAACTAATGGCTGATATGAATAATCTCATTGCCATGGGATTTGCCGAAGAAGTTGAAGATCCCAAGACCGGTAAGCCAGGTTATCGCATCACCCCTGCTGGTATCAAGATGTTTCAATATTATCAGCAACTACAATCAGGGAAACTAAATTGAAAAAGGATTTTCGAGATAAGGTATTTCAGAAATTGGCTCATAAATTTCCATTGCGCCTGATTTGGTTCTGCATGTTCGAAGCCCTATCTATGCATCAACGCTTGACAAAGAATGCCAAGCTACCTAGTCAAGTCGGTATGATAGAAGCGATTCATCGCTTAGATGAAAAGCGCTTCGATGAGTGGGAATAAATCATGGACATAAAATCGGGCAACGGATACCCTTCTTCTGCTCTATCAAATTTTGCTCCCCATCCATTCGAAATCGATGGTGTTAAGTGCTCAAGCATGGAAGGATTTTTACAATCGCTAAAATTTGAAAATCCAGAAATGCAAAAACACGTTTGCACACTCGTGGGGATGCAGGCAAAATATAAAGGCAAAGATAAGAAATGGTGGAAAACTCAAACTCTCTGGTGGCAAGGCAAAGAAATTGATAGGCACAGCCAAGAGTACCAAGACCTGCTGGACAGAGCATATAACGAGATTTCTAAAAACACCGGTTTCCAACGTGCTTTGTTGGCTACAAAGGATTCATCCATTACTCATTCTATAGGAAAGTCAGATGCCAGTCACACAGTCTTGACACAACGAGAATTTTGTGGTAGACTTGAAAAGATAAGAAAAATCCTACAGGATAAAACTAGCGTTTCATGAGGTGAAAATATGAGATACGCACAAATTCATTCAGGAAATAAACTACATTTAGTCTATGAGCCAGGCGAAGGCGTTGATGATCAGCACCTTGTAAAAGCGGGGTATGTATCTGCCCCTCTTTGCGGACAAAAATTCGAGGGCAATTATCGAATGACTATTAATGTTCCTCTTGCCCATGCTTGTAAAAGATGTTTAAAAGTTTATAATAAAAGGAATCTTTTATCATGACTGATGACGGAAGTTTGAAATTTGCAATGGTGTTGTGGCTAGACAAACATGATGATCTACTCGAATATGAGGATGTTGATATCGTAACCGAAAGCGAATGCGTAAACGAATATTTAGAAATTGAATACGACATTGTTCCTCTGCTAAAAGAATCTCCCGTTATAAAAGATTTGGCTGATGGAAAATGGCGTGTTTATATTGAAGGAGAAATGTTTTTTAGTCATGATGATTATCCCGAAGGCGGAACAGAATATGATTACAACACCACGATAAATCTTATTACGCCCGAAAAGACTGATGGTTGGATATAATAAAATGATGGTTCTATGTGGTATGGAGTAGTTATGGACAAACTATTTTGGAAATATGACAAAAACTTAAAGGCATATATCATTTATTATGACAAGCCCTGGCCAAAACCATATGCTGGCGACATTACGGAAGTCTGGCGATTAGCGATGGAGCCAAACCGCTTTAACGAACTTACCGTGGACGAAATTGTTCAAGCGCTTAATCACTATAAAATGGTAGTTTCATAATGTGCAATATGTTGACTATTAACGTCATATTTAGGCAATAAAAGTCAATATGTTGTACGTTATTCGGAGGAATAAAAAATGAATATATGCAGTTGCGATGAATTTAAGAAGAATATGCCAAGAATAGACGGAGCGGTTTCTAATGCTTGGATTCATGGCTATGAATTGGGAAAAGAATTCGTGTATTTCCGTTATTGCCCATGGTGTAGTAAAAAGATGGTTGATGTATATGTAGGGGATAGTGATCATGAGCACGACGATAGGATATTATAATGCCATATGTTAAAAAAGAATTAGACAAGTTACAAGATCATGTTTCTGATTTTGGCTGGGAATTAAATTCAGTAGAGTTTGACTTAGATATGCTGCCCGACATCGAAGAACCTTCTGAAATGGAGTTGGCTGAAGCCGACGAGGTAGCGTTGTCATATGCGATTTCGGCATATTTTAGAAATCATTTTATCGGCTATGACAATAAAGGCGAGCCTAAATGGAATATAGGCAAGAAAAAACAAGCACTATTAAGAAAATTTAGTTAATAAAAGCAATGTTTTATGAGGTAAAATATGATTAAATATTTCCACGAATTATCAATAGAAGAATTCGACGAGTTGGTTAAGTCAGGAATGACTTGGAGCGAATGTGCTGAAAAATATCCTGCGCCAGAGTGGTGTAGCTATCCCCAAGCAGTTTTAGGCGATTTTGGATGTTGGTCACTCATGTCATTCAAAATAAAAAACAGACGGAACTGTATGCTGTGTGAGCATTATATAAAAGTTAATAAAAGATAATTTCATGAGGAAGAAAAATGAAACGTGATAAAAACTGGTGGGCTAAATTTTCCAAAGAAGAACGATACACAATTTGGTGGTTCGAAAAAAACCAATATAAATCCGCAGGACTTGGTGGAGGTGGATATCTACCTTACGATTGTGGCGAATGTGCTGTTTGCGGAAACACTTGCTATATGTATAGTCCTTGCCAAGACTGTTCAAATGAATATGATGCGTTAATTAATAGATCATAAAAGTACAATCTTAATGAGGTGCTATGAATAAGGGATATCTTGCTGATCAAAAAACCATGGATATTTGGAACAATATTTTAGATTATAAAAAAGATATGGGTGACGTATCCATACAATATCGAAGAACTTGGAATTCGTTTTGCCAAAATCTCATTCACAACGGTAAGAGAGTTGGATGCATTTATATTTTTGGGCTACAAGTAAATCCTCTTGATAATCGATTTCATGGATATGTAGCCAGATTTTATATCAACAAAGAATTTAGGCACAGCGGATATGCTTTACAAATGATGCATGACATCATCGCGCATTTTGGTTTTTGTGTTTTGCACATGACTTCGGTAAGTCCAAACAGAATTGATGGTCTTGCTGATGACAACAGAGAAGAATATCGAAATCGACTTTATAAATTTTATGAACATTTTGGATTCAAGAGAACCAGCACAACTGCAACCGGAATGATTAGACAATGAAATTTAGATTCTATGAGGTAAAAATGGAAAAGACGTTTACATTAGAAGAAATTAAAAAGGCGTTCTGGCTGGAATTTCATGAAAGTGGAGAACTGTGGTTTCCGTATAGGCATGATGAAGATGATGCCGAAGGAATAAGGGAAGGCGAACAAGTAACCGAGGAATTTTGGAAAGAGTTTGTTGATTACCTAAGCGTCGATCATCAACAGGACAATGAAATTTAATTTCATCTTGACAGAATCGAGATAATGTGGTATAGTTAGTTAATGAAAGGATGATCAATGGATGATTTTGAAAAAGAATTTTATCAGCGCCTAACAAACGATATTGACACATCGTTATTGTCTGGATTTGCTACCACATCTGCCGCTGAACCAACGGCTACTCTTACAAAAGATGATTGGTTAAAACTAGTAGAAGATTTTCATAATAAGTATCCTAAAATGTTAGACGGCATCTATGTTACTACATACGATGTTTTACCAACCAATACCGAAATATATGAAGTGGAAACATTGGATCATAAAAAATATATGTTGATGCATTCCGGTGTTTGGGAAAAATTGCTTGAAACACCAGGTATAGTAAAAGAATGGTTGGGGTATCCCACCATGTACGGTATTCCGGTTAAACTCAACGACCCCGAACTGATAAAAATTTGGATGGATATTGTTGAAAGAAATTATAATAAGGTGGTTAGCCATGGAGCATGAAGACAAATTTAAAAATCTGAGAAATAGTATCGTTGATTTTAAATATATAAGCGCGGAAGAAGCACTAAGCCGTATCATTCTATTATGCGGAGAGGAAGAAGTTATTAATTATTTTTGGACATATTATGGACAAAAATTTTTACCGTTTAGCTTCGAAACCTTTCTCGACGAAAATCAGCAACATAAAAGGACTATTTTATGAAGGATATGAAACTATCTACTTTGGATAAGATTCTTATGTGGCTTGAAGATATTGCAAGATATATTTATCGCATATCCTGGAAATTATTACATTTGAAATTATATCGAGATCCCGAACAATATGTGCCAAAAAATACTATCTACTGCTATGAATATACGGGAAACATCGTAACAAAAAATCATATGGCTAGTTTTGGTAAATTAATAGAAAGCAATCCATATCAAATGCCAGAAACCAAACCCTGCGTCTTTCATAATTTTTTATGGCACATGGATATCTGTATGCTAGATGGTGGCGACTGTATGATGGATAGTTGTAAGACTTGTGGTATTAGCGAAGGATGGGAAGATGAGATTCCCAATGATGTTTCTATGCAGGCTATCCAGGAAGCAGACGCAGGGATTGGAACTACTACCGTACACAGCGTTGACGAACTAATAAAAGCGATGGAGGATTAGAAGATGAATAAGGCGAAATATTTTTTAATCAATGGCGAAAACGTTATTGGTATTGTTTACGAAGATGAAAAATATGGTAGGACATTGATGATCAGAGAAAACCTTGATCCTAACTTTTCTCTCAAGATTTCAGATATTTTTGGTAATTTCGTTGACGATATTGACCTGATGAATTTTATCAGTAGTATGGTTCCACAATAGAAGGATAAACCTATGGATTTTTTAGACATCAAAGATGTAGACAGTCTGATACATGCGCTTCAAGTTCGCCGTCAGCAATATGGTAATCTTCCTGTTCGTATATGTCTGAGCGGAAATACAGAAGAAGGCGATTACGACATTGATGCCGTTCTTTACAGCACAGACGAAGATGGCGATAAATCAATCGATTTGATTATATGGTAGCGTCTTGATAAAACGTGGATTTCATTATATAAAAAAGGAGAATAAAATGAAAAAACAAAAAGTAATTGCCACTAAGAATTTTGGTGCTCGTAGCCCCATACTAATGACAGCAGTTGCATATTTATTTCTAGATAAGTTTAATGCTGTTGGATGGGTGTGGGGAGTTGTTGCCACTTTATTTGTAATACTTTGGATTGGATATTTTGTTACTCTCGCTACAAGTGATCCGGTGGATATTTTTGAAGATAAAAAACCTACATAATAAAACACGAATTTTATTATAACGTAAAGGAGAAATAGATATGGGAGCAGATACGGATAGTGGTAATTGCAATATCGATGTAGAATTAGAGAAATTTGCTGAGTCGCAAGAAGTACGTTTCAAAGAGTTTTTTGACTTTTTATCAGAAGAAAGAATTGTTACTAACAAAGACGTTGCCCTTGAATGGATTTTAGATATTGGTGTTGACTATGATGGAAAAAGATCTCCAGAAGATTTGATGCAACTAATAGATGAATTACTCGCCTATGCAAAAATAGCATTAGAGAAACCTGAATGAATGTTCCGATATGTTTCAAATGCAATTTGAGAATACCTGATTATAAATACCAGATGATACCATTGGAACGACCATATATGAATTTATTTTTTCATATTGATTGCTACAGACAGATTGAAAATATGGATGATTATTTGAAAGAAAATTCTGAAAGGATATTTGATTATGGGCAACCTACAGGTAAAAGCAATAAGAAGTAGAGAAAAGAAAAAGATTATTCTTCCCTGGATATTATACGATATTCAATTATTCTTTCGTAGAGTCATACAATTCTTCAAATGGATGCCTACGATTTGGGGAGACGTCCAGTGGGATCACTCTTCTATTTTCGACTTGCTACAAAAGAAATTAGAATTAATGCACGAATTTTATTCCGGCGATATTCCTCATATTGCAGATAAAGATGATGTAGCCCAGGAGATAGAAGACGTGATTGTTATTCTTAGGCGCATCCGAGATAATAGATACCTTCTAGTTGCGTTGGAAGACTTTGACAAAAAATATCCTGATTACAATTGGAATCATTGGATGGACGAAGATGAAAACGGTTATTTGAGAATGGATAAAGATGACGCAGCCGATCAAAAGAAAATGAAGAATAAAGCATATCGACTATCTGACAAGATGGAAAAAGAAGATTTAGATAACTTATTTATTCTTTTGCGCAAGAATATTCAAAATTGGTGGGACTAGATAAAAGATTACTTTCATGAGGTGAATATTGAATAAAAATTCCAACAAATTAAATTTAGATCAATATTATACATCTGAAGAAACTGCCTCCTATTGTCTATCTGTTGCTCGTAAAGTTCTCAAAAACGAAAAAATCTCGGAAGTAATTGAACCATCTGCTGGCAATGGAGTGTTTAGTAAAAAAATTAAAAATTGTATTGCATATGACATTGATCCAAAAGATGAATCTATCCTTCAACAAGATTTTTTACAACTGAACATGCCGTATAAAACAGGCAGACTTTTTATAGGAAATCCTCCTTTTGGCACTAGAAATACATTATCTGTAAAATTTTTTAAAAAGTGTATCCAATTAGGTGATTACGTGGCTTTTATTTTACCCATCAGTCAATTAAACAATACTCAACAAATGTATGAATTTGATTTAATACACAGCGAAGATTTGGGCGATAAATTTTATACAGATAGGAATCTGCATTGTTGTTTTAATATCTACAAAAAACCAGGCAATGGAAATAACCAAAAGAAAAAATACCAGTTCAAGGATTTTAAAGTTACAGAATATCGCCGAGGAGGAAGTTATAAGAAACCAGAAAATTATGACATTGGGTTTTGTGCTTGGGGACATTTAGGGAAAAAGATAGATTTTGTAGGACAATACGCACAAGAATTATATGTTATTGTATACAATGATAAGTTTAAATCAAAGATATTAGAATTATTAACAGAAGAAAACTTAAAAAATATTAAATCACAGATAAGTACTCCCAAACTACAAGCATGGAGAATTTATGAATATATCAAATCTAACATACCTGAAATTATATAATAAAATCACACTTTCATGGAGTAAAATATGACAATTGTTATCTGGATTGCATTAGGAATTCTTGGATGGGTTTTATTAGGCGCTATGATTTTATCATTTATTGATCATAAAGGCGAACTAGCCATCTGGAAAATGCAAGCACCGTCCTTATTGGTTTTTATTGCTAATTTGTTGTGGCCGATTGTGGCGCTATTATATCTGACTAAAAAGGATAAATAATGTATAATTACCTCGCGGATATTATCGACAAATTAGGTGAACCAATTTGGTGGGATTCCGAAGCAGCTATTCCTAGGTATTGCCAATTCCATCCAGACGAGTTAAATAATATTTATGCCAAGGAAGCCGCATTAATATTAATTGAATGTCAGAATTGTGGGCATCGATTTAAAATATCAGAAGATTGGGAAATAATGGATGCCGTCCGTAATCGCAAACGCTTATCCGAAAGCATTAAGGAGGGATATACGTTGGGGTACGCAGATCCACCAAATATTAGATGCTGTGGTTCGGGGCCGACAATGACTTCCAACGTATTAAAAATCTTGGAATTTTGGAAATACGGTGAAGAAACAGGATATTATTGGGCAAGATGCCCAGAATTAGAAATAATATTTGAACCATAAAATAAATGTTTCATGAGGTAAATATGGAAAATATAATTATTAGGGGATTCAAACAATGTTTGCATTGTGGCGACTATGCTCCATATTCTGATTTTACCCTTGACGACAGAGAATGCGACTGGTGTGTTCGAGAACAGGAAGAAGACGATGAAAGAAACTATGAACGGCAAGAGTCAATACGAATTGGTGAAACGATTTTATAATAAAAGGATTTTTTTATTACAAAAGGAGATTGTTTATGGTTAAAAGAATGTTATCATTTTTATGGGGGCTCATGGTTGGTATTTCTATCCTTCAAACCATTCATTATCCAGTCGCCGTATCAGAGGATGGGGCTAACATTGTTGATGGTTGGAGCTTTTTTTGCTATTCAGTTATTATAGTTTCTTTTGTAACAATATTTATGTTTGCTTTGAAGCATATAGTTGAACATTGGGACGACAAATAAAATGAATATTTTATAAGGATAATAAATGAAAAAAATTATATTGATAGTTGCTATATTGTGCGCATTGCTTTGTTCTTGTTCTAAGAATCCACCAGATTTTTGTTATGGAGATTCGTTGGGAAAAATTGTTTCATTAGATATGAAGATGGGAGCATTCAATTCTTCAGATTATCTTATCATAAATCTAGATAGTGGTGATCAATATGTTCTTCCATCCGCTGGAAGAATTCATAGTACAAATGAGTTTTTATTTTATGATAAGGATTGCTCACCACATTATTATATATCAACAGATAGAGAACGATAAAATAGGTATTTCATAAGGAGATAATATGAGTCAAAGATATGAGGATTCGCTTGATAACCTCGATATAAAAACTGATTTAGAAATGCTACCCCATAGAGGTCAATTGCCGAAATTAGGTGAACTACCTGAAGGTCATTATTTTGTTTATTGGCGTAATCATACAGATGAATATTACGAAAGTATTGAAACCAAGAGTCGGGACACAATCAAAAAAGCAGTTGGTGTTTGGAATAAAACCATAAAGAAACTAAATAAAACACTCGTTTCATAAGGAGAACGATATTGATAGGATCAATTCTTAGTTACGACGACATCTCATTTTTATACGATGAATATTTGAAAACAGAAGATATAAATTTATTCGTCAAAAATACAGATGGCAAATTTAGAGTAAACCGATCTGAATTGGAAATGATATGGCAAGCCTTCGATAAGGTTAGCGAATATCATCCGAGAAAGCAGTGGTGGAGCGACTCATGGTAAAATTTTATCACGAACTCACAATAGGTGAAAGATTCGATATTTATAATATGCGAGTGTCTTGGGACAGGACGGCTAAAAAACATCCACAACCTCCGTGGTGTGGGCACGAGAACGCCGTTGACGGATTACTGGGATGCGACGATCTGGTGATTCTGGGAACTGTAAAATCAGAAGCAGATTGTGAAAATTGTCCACTTCATAAAGGAGAGAAATTATGATTACGCCAAAAGAGGCATATGATCAATCAACTGTGTCGAAAAAAGAAGTGATGGATAGATTTGAAATCGAAAATCCTGAAATTATAGAGAAAATTGAAATAGCCATTGACGAAGGCATAAACAGCGGTAAGATCTATACCTATTTTGATTCTATAGGCTATAGTTCGGACAAAGTTAAAGAAATTACCGATTATCTTCACTTTCTTGGCTATGATGCAGAGCATAATTTGCAGAGAGAATCTATTTGGATAAATTGGTCACAATAAAATTTACATTTCATAAGGACATATAATGGCAGATATTAAAGCAGAATGTATTCTAAAGACAGCGCCACAGAAGGAATTAGATCAATGCGCTCTAATTACTTGTAAAATTACTGTGCCTTTGTACATTTGGACAGAAATTTTGACTTCGAAACGATTTGCTCGTAATGCCAGTAGTAACCGCGCCATGACGGTAGAAAAGAATATCGACAGTCTTGGTTACTATATGCCGGAGATGTTTTTCAATCAGGGTGAGGGAATGTCCAGCGGATTTCCAACCGATATGGAAACCCAAGAAGAAGCCGAAAAGATATGGCAATCGGCCTGGCGATATTGTAGCAAAAAAGCTAAGGCGTTAGCCGATTTAGGTATTGCTAAAGAACAAAGTAGCAGGGTTCTTCCTACTTTCAAGATGATGAGGGGCTTGGTTACTGGTACGGCAGATGCATGGCAACGATTTTACGACCTCAGATCTTCTCCTTTAGCCGATGCTGCTATGCAGGAATTTGCTCAAGCAGTAATGGGCGCTATTGAAAACGCTGAAACCAAGTATGGTGTTTTACACCTACCTTTCATTACCGCTGAAGAGTTAGACGCGGAAGTTTTCAGTGCGGAGGAAATTATCTCTGTAGGGGCTGGCAGAATTGCTAGGATTTCTTATGGCGATGTTTCTACCAAAAAGAACGACATGGAGTTGGGGCAACGCCTGAAAGCCAACGGGCACCTCAGTTGTTTCGAGCACAGCGCCGGATGGATTGAATTCCCATGGTCAAATGCATTATGCAGTAAGCCTGAAGACATGGATAATAATTGGGGATGGGAAAACGCCAGAGCTAGTTTTGAAAGGGAAGACAGTAAATGACCATACTCGCGCTCGATATAGATGACGTCTGCGCCAGCCTCATTCCAGCCTGGCTTGAAATATACAAACTTCGTAGCGCCCATGTGCTAAAGCGCGAAGACATCACGGATTGGAATATTTCGTTATTTGTCAAACCAGAATTCCGAGAAGAGATATATTCATATATCGAAATGCCCAATTTATACAATATGGTAAAACCAGTTGAAGGTGCTCTGGAAGGATATAACTACCTAAAATTGATGGGATATGATATTGTGTTTGTGACACACGCAACACCCGGTAGCGCTGGTAGAAAATTTGAATGGCTAATAGATAATGGATTTGATGTCAACCATAGAAATTATATCGAATGTCAGAGGAAAGAGTTGATTAATGTGGATATTTTAGTGGATGATAAATGGGAAAATGTTAGAGACACAACTGGGGTTGGCATTCTTTTTAATACTCCGTGGAATGCCAAATACGACTGGTCACTACGAGCGTCTGATTGGAAGCAGGTTGTTACTATCATCGAAGGAAAAGCGGGGTTGGCGTGATTATTATAATCGGTTGTTCTGCTTCGGGAAAAAGTACAATAGAAAAAAAATTAACAGAAAAAGGTTATAATCGGATTATTAGTTATACGTCTCGTCCAATAAGAAAAAATGAAATAAATGATATTGATTATCATTTCGTAACCGAAGAAGAATTTGTAAAAAAATTATCGCAAGGGTTTTTTGTAGAAGATACGGTTTATAATTCCTGGCATTATGGTATAGCAGAAGATGATTGTAAAAACGATGCTATTGCAGTTGTTGAAACCTATGGATATCGCCAGTTAAAAGCAAACAAAGATTTGCATATTATTTCATTTTTTATAGATGTTGAAGAAAGAGAACGTGTAGGAAGAATGATGAAGCGAGGCGATAATGTTATGGAATCATTTCGACGAATTATATCTGATCAAGGTGCTTTTAGCGGAATTCATCGTGAAGTAGATTATGTTATTCCAAATCCTGATGGGGATGTTAATTTAGCGGTGGAACGAATTTTAGAAATATTAAAGGAGGTTGAGTGAAAGAATTATTTCCAAATGTAAGACCCATTTCTAAAACGGCACAAAATATTTTACAAAAACGATATTTTAATGCTGTACTAAATGAAACCAAATGGGAACAAATTGCCGACAGATCTGTTGATAATATTATCGACGAAGAAGGAGAGGATAAAGAAACCCTGCGGGAAATTATCAGAAACACATACTTTGTCCCTAATTCTCCATGTCTTGTAAATGCGGGTAAACAGGGCGCGGGATTATCGGCTTGTTACGTTGTTGATTTTCCAGATACGATTGAAGGAATATTTAAAACAAAATTAGACTTTGCTCTTATCGCCAGAAAAGGCGGAGGATGTGGAACATCCCTCAGCAAGATTAGACCAGAGGGAGAAACGGTACACGGTAGCACTCATGGTTACGCAGGTGGCCCAATAAAATTTGCTAATACAATTTCGCATGATGCCGATGCTCTTACCCAAGCGGGGTTTCGAAGTATGGCTATCATGTTTACAATGGGTGTAAGACATCCAGATATTATTAAGTTTATTACCGCCAAAGAAGAGGAGGGCGTTATTGCCAATGCTAATATGTCAGTTATGGTGGACGATGATTTTATGACCGCCGTAGAAAATGACGATACATATTGGACAGAATTTAATGGTAAAAAATATCAAGAGTATAAAGCCAAAGATGTTTTTAATTTGATGGTAGAAGGTGCTTGGCGCAACGGAGAACCTGGGATTCTATTTCGCGATCGAATTGACCAATCACCATATAAAGAAGTTGGGCAAGAAATATTTTCCACAAATCCTTGTAGCGAACAGCCCCTTCCACCTAAAGGTGTTTGCAATTTAGGATCAATTGATTTATCGAAATTACTTACAAAAAATAAACAATTAGATTGGGAAAAACTATCACTTGTCGTAAGACTTGCAGTACGGTTTTTAGACAGTGTAATTGATAAGACCGCATATCCTACTGAAGAAATTAGGGATTGGAGCCTATCCAACCGTCCCATTGGCGCAGGCATTATGGGTTATGCCGATTATTTACTGATGAAACAAATTCCCTATGGATCTCAAGAAGCACTAAGTGAACTAGAAAACATCATGGCGTTTATCCACGATAAAGCGGAAGAAGAATCCATTCGCCTTGGTCAAGAATTGGGTATTCCAGAAGAGTGTAAAAAACTATCCGTTCCACGGAGAAACATTACTCTTTTAACCGTTGCTCCTACGGGAACAATAAGCCTTATTGCTGGATGCTCATCCGGTATTGAACCAGTGTTCAGTGAAATAACCATTCGGAATGATAAAACAGGCACGTATACTTTTGAAAACGATCTTGCCGATAAACCATATTTTAGATGTGCGGTATCTTCAAATGGCGCAACTGAAGTCACATGGGAAGAACATATTAAAACGCTTGTGTCTGCACAAAAACATGTGGATAGTGGCGTCAGCAAAACCATCAATTTTCCCACTCATACCCATAAAGAAACCATGGCTAAGGCAATTATCATGGCGTGGAAAGAAGGTTGCAAAGGTGTTGCTATGTATAGGAACGGTAGTCGCAAGACCGAAGTTCTATCCCCCAAGAATTTGAAAAAAGATAAATGCCCAATTTGCGGTAACGATATGGTTGTAATAGATGAAAAGAAAAAATGTCTTGTCTGTACTAAAGACGTGGTTCTTGGAAAATTTACCACATCATACGATTAAGGATAACTATGGATTTTAAAACATATCAGGAATTATCGGCACGTACTGGCGCTCGTTTAGCCAACAAACAATTAGATAATATTCACATGGCTATGGGTATGAGTACAGAAGCAGGAGAACTACTAGATGTTTTTAAAAAAGAACTTGCTTATGGAAAAGAACCTGATTGGGTAAATGTCGAAGAAGAGATTGGGGACGAAATGTGGTATATTGCTGGGTTATGCACTATAAACAATTTAAACTTTGATAAGATATTGGAAAAAAATGTTCAAAAACTTAGAATTCGTTATCCCGAACTTTTTACCGAAGAAGATGCGAATAACAGAAAGCTTGACATTGAAAGAAATATTTTAGAACAATAATAAAACAGCGATAAAAAAATAGGGTATACCTTTTACAGTATACCCTATTTGATTACTTAATATCTGGATGTTCCAGTTTAAGCCTTGCTATTTTTTCGTCGATATTCATATCCGCCCATAATTTTTCACCAGGAACCACAACGGGAGGAGGTGTAGGTAAAGGAATTTTCAGCATATAACCGCTGTAATTACTTACCCACCTATCAAGAGTTGCGTCTATCTTCCACCAGCCTGTGACAACATCTACTTTATAAACACTGACGGTTTGGTTCAACACAAGGTCGCCCATGTCGGCGTAGTGAATGCCTGCACCTGCACGAATATTTAAACTGCTAACAAGGCATTTGCCATGGAACAGCACAACCGGTGTAGGAACGGATTGCCAGCCCACGAGATAGGGCATGGGGTCAATCGCTCCAAGGTATCCACCAGGCGTATTAGATCCACCACTAGTAGGACGGATTTCAAAATGCAAGTGTGCCCCAGTGGAGAACCCGCATCCAGGATCATTGGTGGCACCACCGCTTAAACCAATTTCTTGTTTGGCTTTAACAATGTCGCCAACAGCACATCCTAACTTAGAAAGATGCCCGTATATCAAAATACCGTCTTTTGTTTGAATTCTAACGTGCCTGCCATAACCGGTTTGACCCTGTAGCATATCCGCACGTATGACTTCTCCGTCTTGAGCCGCATACAGTTTTGTACCGACAGGACAAGCCCAATCAACGCCGTTATGCCCCTGACTTGCTGGATACCAGTTGGGATTTTCGCCAAACTTTTGGCTAATCCTAATGCCTTCTGGCAGAGGATAATATAAAATCATCTTTGCTCCTTCTTTTAATTTGTCCCAAGTTATAACTGGGTTTACTTCTATATTCAAATCTAATTCCGATAATCTCGTCTTAGCGACGTCGGAATATACACCTTTTGCCTTGAACCTGTCACCACTGAATTGGAAAAACACCACCTTATCTAAAGGATAATTTAGTGGCAGCGTAGGTATTTTCTTACCAACGGGAGCTATGGTTTCAAGATATTCCCACGTCTTCTCTCCTGCCGTTATTCCCTGTACCAACGTATAATCCGACCAATGTGTATATTTATCCCGCAGATATTCAAACCCTTGAGGACAATATGCTTGCAAAAACCAATTGGCTGTATATACGACGATATTATAAGGAGAATTTTTTTCCACGTATTCATATACTGTTTTGAAATGTGTAAAGATTTTATCCGCTGAAACCCTTGGAACTTGTGATTGGCTGATTTGTTTATTATTCCATTGCTGCCACTTATCCCAATCCGCCCACCAATGTTCCCAATCCAGTTCGATAAAAGCAATATCTTTTCCTTTTATGGCGTCCAAAAAAAACCGTGCTTGTTGCGTGGCATCATAAATTGGATCAACCCAAAAAAAAGGAGCTATTGAAAAATGATTGGCTACACCTCCGGCATAATGTTCTTCAAACTTATCATCTTTGAAAAGACTGCCACTGGCAGCCTTTAAAATCATTTTATTCTGCCCCTTGGTTTTCAGATAGGCAAAATCGATATATTGCTGATAATGACTATTATCCTGAAAAAGAATACTCATTGACTTCCTTTCGATATTTTGTATGGCACATCTTGGTTAAAACCAAGGGTAGCCCACACAGGTACTACCCTTTTACCACATGAAATTACTCTTTTATTATGTTCTAGAAAAACCACATCGGAACTAGTTCACTAGTCATTGTTATCGCCTGTCCTTCTGCGGGTCTAAGGACTATTCCGACGCCGGAACTATCTACTGTTCCGCCAAAGTTAAAAAGAACGTCTACCGACGTATCTGTAGATATATCATAACCTGATCCAAATTTATTATTGTTGGTGTAGATTAGCGAGCCACTTGTTACGGTGATGTTCCCCACATCGAATCGCAAACCCGCGCAAGCAAATAGATAATCTCCGCTTAGTACGCCGCTCGCACTGACGCTGTTGTTTGCTCCTGATCCGTCAGTCGTATCGTATGCGATGACCCCCGCGCCAGTATTTACGCCACTCAGGGCTACTCCTAACGCTACATAACCTCCATTTTGATTCATGGTTATATTGTATGTTCCTTCATCTGGATTCATTAGCAGCCATATAGAGGCATAGTCTGTTGCGCCATTATAAGCAACGGCTTGCACAAAAGAAGCGCTGTTAAAAGTAATAGATGTGGGCTTTGTCAAATTAGCCCCAGCTACCATCAGCAATAGTGCTCTATTTTCTCCAGAAGTTGTTATATTGACAGTTGTGTCTACATCAACATTGGTGCCAGTAGTTATTATTGCCATAGTCTATCTCCTCACGGTAAGTTCTGGAAAGTTAGACCAATAGATGAGCCTTTGACCCCCGTACCACATAGGGATGAACCCGAACTCATTGCCCAAATCTTCCATCCGCTATATACAGTTTGATAGGATGTATCTATAACCGCAGAAACACTTCCTGTTCCGCTGCCATTGTAAAAACTTCCTTCACCTATCACCGGATTGACGGTCAACATGGTCTGACTAGCACTAGCCGATTGTTCCGCACTAGATTTTACCGAAAATGCAGGGCTTCCACTCGTGCTCGAAGCACTGCAATAAGCGTCTACGGCAATAAGTTTCCAGCCATTCATGCTCCCCGGAATTGGAACATAATTGCTTTCCGTTCCAACCAAAGAGGCGCTGGCATTCAAAGGGATAATTACAGTTCTTTTTCCGTAATCACTAGACGCCAAGGCGCTTGCGGATATCACCAAGGTGTCAGAAGATCCAGATGTAACGTGGGCAGATGTGGCATAATTTAAATCCATCCTGACGGCTGACGCGCTGCTGTCTTGAACCAGAGTATTGCCACTTCCAGAAGTTATCATCCACTCGTTAGTCAAAGTGGAATTCAAGGCTAGTACGACATAACTTCCTGATTTTATCGCTCCAGCAAAAGTATCTATTTTTTGCAGATTAGATGTTGCGCTAGAACCCGAAGACACATCGACATATTCTGAAAACACCGTGCTGGCATTTGTTACAGTGCTATAAGTTGTTAAACCCAAGTTAGTTGTAGATGTTGTCATTTGTTATTCCTTTTGTAGTTGATATTCGTGTTATTCATATCCCCACTCCAATACTATTTGTAAGCCCTGTGCTCTCGTAACGGATTCAGTTACGGCATATATCTTTATCTGATCGTCTGTGCTGACGTCATCATAATCTGTGTCTACTGTGCCAACGGTTCCCGCAACATCTCCACTGGCGATACTAATCGCTGTGCTCAAGGCGTCATTACTGGAATACTGTGTCATATTCCTGACTTGAATCGTTGTGGCATTAGTTGTACCGGCGGTATTTACAAACCCCTGTGCTCGTTTTAAAACCATTCCGTTGATTTCCGATGGTGCGCGGAAGTAAAAAATACCGCTGCTGGTATCTACATCTGTGGTAGATCCTACGATTTGAATAACCGCGGAGTGATTGTTGCTGGTTTTGGTTTCAACCGCAACAAGACTGGCGCTGATATCTGTAAGGCTGGCACTGGTGTTTCCGGCGAAGGCGTCAATAATAGATAGATTGGATGTGACAACGCTTCCAGATACCTGGTCGATATAATCATAAATCAGCACCGATGACGCATCTGTTATTGTACTATATGTAGTTAGTCCTAAATTAGTTGTTGTTCCCATTTATATCACTCCTTTATGTACCTATTTGGGGAATGAATGTCATAAGCCCCTGTCCCATGCGAAATTCGTAACCGGGATTGCTCACAATTACGGGCTGATGCACATATTTTCCGCTGAGTCCACTGGTATCGGTGCTGTACAAATAAACAATGAATCTGTTTTTCGCCACCACGTCGGTTTGAAACACTCCCGATTTTGTCAGGGTTACGGAACTAGGCTGTCCGTATGGGCACAACAACCACGTGTAAGTAAAGCTACTGATATCCACGGCGTTGCCATCGGCATCAAATACGTCAAATGGTAATTCCAGATATGTTCCGGCGATATAAGATTGCTCCAGCAATGAATTTATTGAAAGATTGGCAAATGTACTTGTTGTCATTTATTCTCCTTTGAGATTTTTTCACATCGTCGGTTATCCCACATACATCACCGACAATTCATTCAATGTTTCTGGAGCCATTTCGCCCAAAGTTGAAGCGCTGTGATTTCCAAGTGTTAGTCCCAGATAATAATTAGATACGGTGATTTCATTATATTCATCCACACCCGTAGACAGATGTGAGTTGTTGTTAAGCGTGAGACTAAAAACGTAAGGGGGATTATGATAATCTGCACTTACGCCCACGTCTTCAAGACTTGAAGCCGAAACATCGGAGATATAAGATCCTGAAAACAACGACAGGTAGGCTCCGCTCTGATACGCATATAATGTCAATCGCATAGGACTGGCAGAAGTAACATAGGTAAGACTGATTGCTGTTGTCATTACGTCCTCCCTATTGCCGCGGTTATATTAACAACACCCTGTCCGAGTTCGTAGTTATATCCGCTGACACCTGTTAAAAGAGTTGCCCTTTGCATATATTTTCCCGCTAAATTAATAGTATCGGTACTCAGTAATGGTATAAGCGCGTATCCGCTGCAACAATCAACAGACTTAGACAACACGATATATTCTGGGCGATTATAAGGATAGAGTACCCAAGATACGGATACCGTAGAAACATCTATAACCGCACATGCGGAAGTAAACAGATAAAAGTAGAGTTCCTTATATGAACCGGCGATAAAATCAACTTCGGCGAGGCTGTTAACCACGACTCTGGTAAAAGTATTCATAATTTATGCCATCCCTTCTAGTTGATTAGATATTGCCCGTTGATATATATTTTGGTGGTAGCCGCACCCAAGGTGCTTGCAACTACTGCCGCCAGACCCGTAGCCGTTCCTTCTTTATACAAATTCATGACGTTGCTGTTATTTGCCAGAACGCCACAAACGGCATAATATCCGGCTCCAAGCGTGATGTTTTCATATGTAACTCTAAGGGTGGAAGATAAATTCGCAAGATCTTTATGAAGAACCGGCATCATTACAGCCACGCCATTAGTTGTTGTTCCACTGACTCCGCTCAAAGACAGCGATAATTCAAAGAATAAAAATCTGCCGATGATACCATATCTTCCCACCTGATAGTTGTAGGTAAAAGTAGCACCTGTGGAAACCAGATATGGCGTAAAAGCAGTAGGTGGCAAATACATGGCACCGACATCCGCTATAGCCGTACCCGTAAGACTGGAGAAAACAGCGAGGTTGCTGCTGCCGGAGGTACTCGTGGATACCACGATATTATTTCCTACCCCAATTACGGTATTATAAGAACTGCTAACAGAATTCCATTTTTGAGAATTAAATTTTGTCGTAATTCCCGCATCTATGGTTTCACCCTGCATATCGCTATATTGGAACTGACTATCATCCAGTCTCAGGCGGTTACTAAGCAGTAGTTGAAATTGTGTGGGATCGTCGTAACTAAAATCTATGCCTAAAAGTGCCGCCACGGTGGAAACCGTAGGACTCAATTCAACCGTTATTGTGCAGCCCAAAGATATCTGCGCAATAAATGGTTCAAAATCTTTGATAAAAAGAAAATTAGCTGCATCTATTTCAAAACTATATCGGGGTTGAGAAAGTTTTACCAAAACAGTTTCTGCGAGATCATAGAGTTCCTGTGAAACATTTTGCACGTCTACCTCTGTCATCAAACTGGTTTGAATAAATGTGGTGTTGGTATACGTGCTTCCTATTATAAAGTTATTCAGACTCGTTAGCTGTGACGCGGTGAAATTATTTTCGAACAGCAAGCTGGTGTTAATAGCAGATAGTTGTGCACTGATACCGGCGATAATTCCTTCTTCTGTACTGATTTCCACCTCTTTATCAACAATCTCTGCTTCCACTACGACGATGCTGCCACTGATTTCCGTGATATCCAAGCCCTGTTGAACCCTTGCATCTTTTACCACGACAAGTGCTGAAAGTTGTCCCTCCAGTGTTACCAAGTCGGAATTCAGGGTAATAAGTGCAGCGTTTTCTATACGCAGACCCGTTAATAGGTTCGCATATATAGGCTGTTGCTCCTCCACACTGGCTTCCCAGACATCGAGGGCATCAATTAGAGATTGTTGCATCCACGCGGTATCTTTATAATAATCGAAATTATATATCGTATTTGTACCAATGGGATTAACTAGGTTGATAGCCATGTCTTCACCACCTAAAACATTTAATGCCGTTACTAATTCATTAGTGGATTCATCCTTGGTGAAGCTATTCATAAGGTTGTCAAATGATATAAAGACATCCGTTGGGACTGTGGCATTATCTACTGTTTTCGCCGTTATGGTTTTATTGATGGTATCAAATACAAATATGCATTGAAACGTCTGACTGACATCATTTATCATGAAGTCATATAGGGTTTTATCCGTTACGTCAAAACTACGAGTGACGTTCTTCAATGCGGCGTCTACACCGGCAAGCGTCCATCCGGGAATGTAAGCCATGAGTTCCGACATAAGGTTTTTAGTCGAAACTCCTGAACCGCTGAGGATGTTATTAAATGTATATGTGCCGCTGAATAAACTCAACTTCTTATAGGATAATATGACTTCCATGGATTGACACGTTATTTTCTTCTGTTCCACACCACCATTATTTTCTATTTTTACATCGGTTATCATAAAATTAGCTACGCCGTCGACAAAAACAAGGCGACGATATTCGAGGCTGTCGTAATAATCGCTGTTTACTCCGTCTACTTGGGATGGAGCGGTAAAGGTTAGAGTAGAAAGGGTGTTATAACGTAATTCCAGGTTTCTGTCAAAAATAGTACCGAGATTATACAACACCGTCTCATCGGGATTGCATAAGGTAAAAACAGGAGTCTCTACCTGATTGTAGACATCAAATGATGTAATTGCCATGTTGTTATACCCCCACTCCACTAGCAAACACCGCATCTAAGGTGAATTCGGTAAAATATCCGCTTAGTGTTAAAACATTAAGTCCCTGTACGGTTCTAAAAAATTTCTGATTGAATTTATTCATACGCAGTGCCGATGTGCTTGATGTGATAATTCCTTTGTCGTTGTCTACTACTATTTGTTCCAATGGCGTCAGTCCACTAAATCGGAATTCCCGGTTGTTGTCGTTGGCGTTAATCAGCGAGAAATAATTCGTGCTGCTGCCACTGGTATCCACGGTAAAAGTAATTACGGGGTGATTATATCCCCCATATGAACTCGCGTTGAAATAATCAAATGTTTCCGTATGCAAGCCGTTGGAATACGTTTTAGTCAAAGTAGGGGGATAAGTTATTGCCCAAGGTCTATCACATTTAGCATGTAGAGTCAGGGCATAGTTTAAATTACCAATATATTGATGCGTTGATCGTGATAATATCACATTATATACGACATCTGCGATATCACCTTGTACGATTCTAAGTGGTAAATATGTTGATTTTCCCAGCAACCAGGTTTCAATAGCGTGGCGACTATTTCCGTCGATATGAGAAAAACTACCTACGGTGAAATCAAATTCAAGTGAACTCTGATAATATCTGCCGTAAAAATACGGTGATTCCCTACGATATAGCCATTGTTCATAAATACTGACGTCTCCGCCAGCACTGCTACCGATAAGACCAGAGGCATCAAAATTGAAGATTCTCAAATCATAGAGTTCGCTGGGAACGCCATTGAAGACAAAACTATCTCCGTAAAAACTCATTATTGTTTTCCTCCGTTCTTATGTTTTCATGATATAATATAGTTTAACATAGGGTGGCACATTTGTTGCAGATTGTGAAGCCCCTACGGTATGCGCGTGTTCGCCACCAGTAGCAGCAGTACCGCTATATGAATGACTATGGGGTGCGGACTTTCTGTAACTACCACTATCTCCAGATCCCGCAAGTGACCCACCTGTCTGACTATTGGTGTTGCCACTGAAACCATGGCTGTGGCCACCACCACTCGCTAAAGAAGGAGCAGAAGAATGACTATGGACATTGCTGCCCGAAGTCGTGTTGACTTCGCCGTCACTGCTGGCTCCCATAACAAAATGGGAACGCAAATCCGGTGCGTCGTTACTGCCATCGCATAAAACCCATCCGATGGGAATACCTGCGGATGCACCGTACCAAATTGTAATTACACCTGTTGGAGTAGCCATTATGCCACCTTCATTATATAATATAAAAGCATGTACGGCGGCAGAGCCGTTGCAGAAGACAGGCTCGTAGAATGACTATGGGCGCCTGCGTCAGAAATATTTGCTGAGGCTCCATGACTATGGAGACCTGCGGCATATGTAATAGCACCGCCTATCGTGCTTATTCCGGTATCTGTTCCTATGCTTACTGTGGCGCTGTGCCCGTGATTACTAACGGTTGAGGATGTTGCACCTACGTGTGTGTGAGCGGTGCTACTAGCCGAAGTCGGCGTATCGCCGTCATCATATCTGCCGTAAACAAAATACCCTCGTAAATCCGGGGTGCCGTTGCTGCCATTACATAATTGCCAGTTCTCAGGAATGCTACTGCCCTGCCAAACCATGATTTGTCCTATCGCTACTGTCATGACATCCTCTTTATCCAGTACAACAACTTGTGAAATGGCAGGGATGATGCCAGCGCGGAGACGCCCGAAGACGTGTGACTATGCCCTCCGGCACTACTCGTTGTGCCATTATTAACCGTATGTCCATGACCTGTATTCGCATATGGTGTTCCTCCCGTCACAAAAAACCCAACGTTTTGTTCTCCATTTGCACTCACAGAAATGCTATAACTATGACTGTGATCACTAACCGCACCAGAATTTGCGCCGGAGTGCAGATGTGTGGCGCTACCAGCAGTTGTTAGAAGTTCACCAGATGTTGCCGCACCTCTTACAAATCTGCCTCTGAGATCAGGTGTTCCGCCGCTGCCATTACATAATTGATATCCTGAAGGCACGGCGCTTGCGCTACCATACCATAGCACAATGGCACCAACTAAAACACCTGTGTTTAAATTTTGATCACCGGTATTATTTATAACTATCATATTGTCGTCACCATATTATCGCTGCCTTTCATTTAAAATTCCGCCGAAGTTGTTATAAGTAAAAGGGGCTGGAAATAAAATTCCAACCCCATAAATACTACACGCTATATGTAAGCGCATTAGCCCTCTTACCTCTTTGGTTACTGGCGGAATTCAAAACATCAAATACCGCAGTTTTTATATCATCTAATCCCACTCTGTCAAGATTTCCGGCTACCGATATGCTGATATCTCCTACGACGATACCACCGCTGGCGCCACCTGAGTTTGCAACCACGGTGTCCATATTAGGTATTTGTGCTCCTCTAGCAAGTTGCTGCTGTTGCTGCTGGTTGAATATCATAAACATTTCACCGCTTTCAGCCATGAGAGGATAGGTGTCATCGGGATAACCCGGAGGTATGACTCCCATACCGCCTTGGCTAAAACCACCAAAATCTGATTGCCATTCGCCCTGGGAGTTATAAAATCCATCGCTCCAACCACCACCAGCAGTAAAGTTTTCTATTCCCGGCCCAACGTTGCTACTAGCACCGCTACTGCTGCCTCCGCCGCCACTGTAACCTCCACCTCCGCCTTGGCTATTCATTTGTTGAAGGGCTTCGATGACCTCACGAATGGCTTCAATCATGCGATTAAAGCCTTCTATAAGGCGGTCAATTCCTGCGAGTTGATTGTTAATCCATTCTTCATAGGCGGCGTATTCAGCATCTAATGCTTGTATCTGAATATCATAGGTTCTATCGGCTTGCAACTCCGCTATTTCTTCCGTTTTTTCAGCACGAAGTTCTTCTAGTTCCAGACGTCTCGCATTCGCTTCTTGACTGTTATCAAATTGTATCGCCAGGAGTTCGTTGTCGATATCTACTAATTCTTTATTTTTTTCTTCCAGAGATTTCTGATAATCATCTTCTTCTTTAGCAAGGCGTAATTTTTCTTTTTGCGCATCTATTATTTTTTTGTAGGCTTTTAGCAGATCTTTCAGTGCATCTTGTTGATCATGTAATGCATCTATTTGATTATTTATTGCATCTATTTCTGCATTTTGTGCATCTACATTTGCCTGACTTGCTGCACCTCCGCCGCCGCCGACACTACCAACGGAAATACTCATGGCTGCAAAAGCGTTCAGCAATCCAATCATTTGTTCTTTTTCTTCTTTGGTAGCGTTTGCTGCGGCAATAGCGGACATCGCAAATTTATAGTTGCCGTTAGCGGCAGCTACGGCGGCACTGGCAATACCATATTTGGTAAACGCGTTCAGCATTTCCTGATAAGTGGCTTGCCGTGCGGCTTCGGCATCGAATAGATATCCATTGGCTGTTTGAGTCAGATATTGTGCGAGACTGGCGTTAGCGCTTATAAGCTCTATTGCTGTTTGTGCGCTGATGTAGCCATTATCTATTTGTTCTTTTTGAGCAGCAGTTACGGCATCCATTGTAGAGGCAACATCATCTAAGGATCGCTCATATTCTTCAGCAGGAGCAATGCCTCCATCAAGAGCATTGGCGGCATCGGCAAGGGCATCAACTAAGTCGCCTTGTTCGCCACCAAAACGTCTAGCAGCATCTGCCGCGCCGTCATTGGTTGCCTTTAAGATATTGGTGTTGTGTTCATACGCGATAATGATACCAGTAGCCGCTTCAATGGCTGCGGATAATTCTTTAAACTCTCTGGTAATTTCGTTATAATTAAATTCGCCAATATTTTCTTTCCCTTTGGCTAATTGCCCTCCCAAATAATCCAATCTCTCTTCGGGAGTAAATTGTTCAGTACCCATACCTCCAAATTTGCCGAGGTTATACACTCCATATTTTTTTTGACTATCTAAATAGTCCCTAGCCGATCCATATTTGTCGGCTTGTTCTCGCAAAAATCTTAGGGAATCAACCCCCTGCTGCGCTTTTATCCACGCTATGTTAGTTTCTATCGCTTTACTATTACCATCTATAGCATCTGTATATAAGTTCAAACCAGATGTAAGAGCGCCATATCGGGTATTGAGTGTTGTTTGTATATCTAATAATTCTATGTTGTCTTCAAGGGACTTATTGGCTTTTTTGGATAATTCTTCATATCTTTCTGCCAATTTTTTGAGTTCTTCTTGATCTTTATTATATTGGTTACTGTCTTCTTGGAAAGCCGCATTTAGAGCAACAACTCGTTCTTCAGCAGTTTTGATATTAGAAATAAGCAATACCAGGGCACCGACTAAAATACTAATGCCGGCAGTTGCTGCCGCTGTTCCAACGGTTGTAGCTGCCAAAGCAGTTGTAACTCCGCCTAATCCAAACGTTACTCCGGTTAGTCCGGTGATTACGGCAGGTATAATAGCGATAAGAGATCCCAAACCAGTTAAAATAGTTTGATAGTTTATTACGATTAAAGCCGCGCCAATTGCTTTTAGTATCGGTATAAGACCACCAAGAGCATCGATGACGCCAATTATTTTTGTACCTAAATCAGCGAAGTTCTTGATTGTTTCTGGCGTTATTGTTTTAGACCACATTTCTTCCAAAGAAGCAGTAAACTTGTTTTTAGCCGCTTCAACGTTATCACTAAATATTTTGTATCGTTGTTCGGTAAGACCGAGAGATTCTGCTTCTATTTCCAAAGCAGCAAGATACTCTTTTTGGCTACCCATTAAACTTTTGAGGACTTCGGATTGGCGGTTTCCTGCAAAAGCATTTGCGAGCATAGATTGTTCCAGAGTTTTGCCTTGAGCGCCTAGTTCATTCCATAAAACCATCGTTTCATTAAGTACGTCGCCCATATCCCGGAACTGACCAGTTGTTTTATCCCGCAGGGTTAATCCCAGATTTTCAAGAACTGTTTCTACATCTGAAATAGATTCGCCTTCGTCGTCGAAAAATTTCCCCAGCTTGACGTTCTGCATCCTAACCAGTATCGTTTTGCATATTTGTTACTCTTATTTAAATACATAAATAAGGGAGATACTTCTTCTTAAAAGCGTCTTTACGCTTGAGTATCTCTCTTCCCCTTCCTTTGTTATAGGGAAGATCAGACTATCGCATTCCCATTTAGAAATGGGATTATCTCACTTAGTCGTTCAGGCTCTATCCAAAAGAAAGTGGCATTTCTTTTGTGTGTAATATTCTTCTGAGTTTGTGTGCACAATCGTACGAGCACGCATGATGATTGGCTTTTACATAATGGGAAGTCAATTGTTCTTTTTCTTTTCCGCAACATTCGCAATTATATGTTGTCCATTTTTCGGGTTGTTTCATCGACCTTCTTTCACCTGTTTTTATGTTGACAATCGTATTTATATATTCAATTGGCTGATTCATATATGGTGTTTGAATGTCGTTGTTTAAAATCAATTCCGATCCATCAACAGAATAATTGAAAGAATGATAATCAAATAAAACTCCATTGTTTTCAATATATTTCAAAATAAGGAGTTTACACAGATTGGGATTATTCATTATTTCCGATTCCCACAGATATAAAATTTCTATGCCGTAGTTATTTTTAAAATATGAATGTTTTGCTTTATCTTGTTTTATTCTACTGACATGTCTTTCATATATAATTTCAGGATATTTACGATGATCACAATGCCAATATGTACCCATATTTTCAACGACTAATCCTTGCTGAATTAAGTAGTTATCTGCGGAAAAATAAATAAATCCTTTTTCTACAGAGTATTCTACCAATAGACTGTCAAGAATTCCGTTAATAACCCGCTGTATCCTTGTGTCTGCCTTAGCCACAAGTCCTTCTTCGAGTATTTTTGTTGCTCTGATTTTGCTTTTATCGCTCCATTCTTTGGACTGACTCCATACTTGGGCATACCACGCTTGCCTACAGATATTTGAACAAAATCTTTTACCATTCTCTATTTCCGCCGTTAAAGCGTCAAAAGACTTATCGCACCAACCACACAATATGTCTTGATGCAATTCGGGAATATAGCAAGGATGATTTTTTCCGGTTCGGGGGTTCTGGCGTTGCCATTCTATCTGACATTTCAAACCGCAATAGATCTTATTTTTAATCTTGGTCGTTTCAAACGGTGTGTCACATATTGGGCAAAATCGTTCTTCATAAAACTGGTTGTGCTTAAATATCATTTCGCATTCTTTACTACAAAAAGAATGCTCATGTCTTTTTCTACCAGTACGAATAATTGATTTATTACAATTTGAACAAAATAATTCTATCACTGTGCCTCCTTTCTTTAATTATTAAGTATACCACACTTTGCCACAAATGTCAATATACAAATCAGAAGATATTACTAAATAGTTGCCCCTTGTTGTCCTCTTCAGGAGTTCCAAGTCAATCAGAGATAATTTTTCATTAGGGATTATGAATTATGCCCTAATGCCTCCAATCCCTCATCGGGAAAAGGCTTGTCCGATACTTTCTGGAGCGACACGCATATTAGCGCTCACCACAGTTATCATGGCTGCCATTTGATCAAAATCTACTCCAGCCATACGAGATGTTGCTGAAACTTTTTGTAACGCCGAGGCCACTTCACCTACAGAACTGGCGTAGGCATTGTCTAACGAAATTAATTTGTCAATAGTGGGCATAACTTCATCTAAACTTAATTTATAACCATTAATAATAGATGTAAGATATTCCGTAGATTGCGCCTGGTCTAAATTGCCTAATTTAGCCATCATTACACTGGCGCGTAATAATTTCTGTGTCTCCTCTGCTGTTTTACCCTGTCGCTGCCATTCCAGCGATCCTTCAGCGACTTCCAGAGTAGTTGCGCCCAACTCTTTCGCCAAGTTATTATATTCAATTGCCAAAGCTCTTGCTTGGGAAGTAGACATTCCGGTGACAATCTGAACATTCGTCATAGACTTGTTCAGGTCTTCAATAAACTGAACGCCTTCTTTGATGTTCCTCAGTGTTCCATACAATATACCTGTGGCGACACCCCACATCGCGATTTTACCAACAACTTTAACTATAGCAGTACCAAAATTATCCGTACTGGCTATAGTTGTTCTAGCAGATTGATTGACTTCTTCAAATTTATTTTTAAGCCCCCCCATAGCGACTTGAACTTTACCTATAGAAACTTGACCTTTACTATAAGCACCTATGAGATTACTAACGTCGTGATATTGCTTGGCAACTTCAGGATTCTTAAAAGCGTCCTGATTCTTTATTTTTATTGCTTCCAGTTGATTTTTCAACTTGCCAACACTGGTTTCTAGTTTTTCAAAATCCGTTGCTTTCGCGGTTACGGATATATTCATCGGCTTCATCTTGGCTTGTATTTTAGCCAATTGTGCTTCTATGCCGATATCCGATAGCTGCATTTTTACCATTACATTATATTCGGCCATTTATATTTTACCCTCCTTTCTATTACTTGAAAATATAAATTGAATTACTTATCAAAGTGCGCCTTGAGATTATCGAGTTCCTTCCATTCTCGATCTTTCCCTGTTAGGTCATTATAAATGGCGTACATAGAAGCACTTTTCCAGCCACAAATTTCGACTATCAAATCACTGGTCAATCCTATACGAGTAAGAAAAGTAACCATATAATGCCTAAACGCATGGGCATATAATGGAACACCGAGAAATTCTTCCCATTTAGGAATCCAGTAACGAATTGTGCCCATAGTAGCTGGAGAACCGTCTTGTTTAATAAAAATACTAGTATGACTCTGACTGTTCGCTTCCATGATTTTATTACGTTCTATTAGCCATGAATCATAATATGGAATAAATAAATCCTTGATAATATATTTAAATTTCATATCTCCGGTTTTAGTCCGCCCTTTAGTTTTTATCATTTTACTGGTTTCAATAAAAATATCGGAATATGCCAAATTATCTTTGTCAATAATGTCTGTAGTAAATCTCAACAGCTCACTTATTCTAGCTCCACTGGAAATAGCCAAACTAATTAAACACGCTTCCTGCAATTTATTGGAACCCACTAAATGCTTTAGTAAATTATTGATTTGATCTTCGCTTAAAATAGTTTTTTCTCTTGACATTACTTTAGGCATTGTTTCCACCGCTTTTAAAATAGTGTTCCGGTAAAGAGGAAATTCTTCGTCCATCATTCGCTCGACAAAGTTGCTCAGACTGGACAAGCAACTTCTCATTCGATTGAATCTTGATGAACTCCATTTGAGGTCGCTAACACAAAAACTAAAGAATTGGGAAAATTCCATCTTACGAATATCTACAAAAAATTTATTATCTAAATTTTCTAATACAAAAGTAAAAAATATAGAAAGATCGCTTCTATATCCGTCAACCGTTCCCGAAGAAGAGCGAGTGTCTTTTTCTCTTAAAAAATCTTTTATTAATTGCTTGTTTTTTTCGTTAACCTTTTCCCACTTATCAGGAGAAGTAATAATATTTTTAAATGTTTTTCGTCCCATTGTTTTTATGTCTCCTTTATGCGATTCCGATTATATTTTAGATTATTTCTATTTTTTTCTTTAGGCATCGCTGTTCCTCCATGGTATAATTCCTTGTTCTATAAAATAACATAATCCTATAGCTACAGAATCCGACTGATCCTGATTTTCAAACCTGATATAAGGAAACATTTCCAGTATCTTTCCTTGTACGACAGATTTGTCAGACCTTCCGTTGCCCGTCACAATTTTCTTAACGGATGAGGGAGCATACACGACTTGGCGGCAATCATTGAATAAATACTGGGTGAGACCAACCACCTTAAAAATTGCCTGCGTACTTGCCGCATGACGAGAAAACCCCGATTCTAAAATAATCAGATTTGTGGAATATTGCCCACGCAATTCCAACCAATTATCTGCTATTATTTTCAGCCTATCCTTATGCTCCATTTTAGAAGTTGTAGGAATGCTCATTATTTTAATCGGATTTCCTTTTTCATCAAATATGCATACTCCGCTAGATGACAAGCTTAAATCAAAAGCATATATATAATTCATATTCATCTCCGTTTCAATATAAGGACAAGAAACTATTTCTAATCCCTCATCCTTATACTATACCATTATAAAATTATGTCAACAAGTTTTCCATTAGCATCAGGAAGAATATTTATCTTAATACCGGTAGTTGACACGGAATTCGATGTCATAACTTGTGCATACTTCTGGTCGATGGAGCAGTTAGGAAAACCATATTTTAACTGTTCGACGTTTTCTCCTGTAGAATTACGAACTTCAGCCACAAGAGCAACCTTGCACTTTTTTGAATCACGCCCAGAAAATAAAGAAACTTTTTCTTGAGGTTTTACATTCAATACGTTTTGATAATCTGTATGTTTTTCTTCTTTCACATCAGATAAAAATTTTAAAAAATTAAGACTAAATGCAACATCTGTAAAAACAATCGTTCCATTTTGGTGCCCAATATCTACCGTACAATCAGTCAGAGTCTTACTAGACAATATTAGGTTTTCTTTTTCATCAAATATATATATGTCACATATACTTACTAAAAATTTATTATTTAAAAAACCTGATTTAATATCCTCATAACTATAAAGTAGAGGATTATTTCTTCCGCCGCGTATTTCAGTAATCATATTTTTCCTTTTCTTTTTTTGATTCCATATATAAAAATAGGCAGGAGGCACTTAAGCCTCCTGCCTTCTAACTACATCTAATCACCTATTTCTCGACGGGCTCAACCACTTGCTGTTTAGTTGGAGCATTAAGTTGTTTAATGGTTGCGGCTTTAGAAATAGCACCATCAGCACCGAACAATTTATTCCAGACCTGGCTGGACATCCATATACCCATGCCTATCACAACTGTGGGGAACCACTGCTCGATAAAATCAACCATGCCAACAGGAAGATATAAGGTAAGAGCACGACTTAATATCGGCAAGAAAATGCTAACTCCGCCAACAATCCAGAATTTAGCCTTATTAGATAAATTCACGAACCATGCCCATCGTACTAAAATTACCGATAAAATTACACCAATAAAAACGGGACTACCTATTAGTGATAGAAAATCCTTAAACGTTTCGGGTAAAACCATTTGTTTTTCTCCTTTAAAAAGTTTTTGTAAATTGAATGCCGTGCTTGCTGAAAAGTGATTCCAATATAGCGTCAAAACTACCATCATTTACTTTTTGTTCTATAATAGACCAGAAATCCCTAGGCATAGCCGCATTTCCGCCAAAATCATAGCCGGTTCCCGTGGCAATAAATTCCGCCATGTTTGCGCGTCTATCGTCTCCCGCGGAGTTACCGTGTTGATGTTTTTCAGGAACATACTTCATAGCAGTGGCTTCCTGAAGCCTCAATAATCCGAGAGGGTCAATCCCGACTAGCGATTCAACATATTTCCCCGCAAATTTTGCCACTTCTTTGCCCCAAGCACCTAAAAAACCACCATTGTCTTCAAGTCTTTCGTAGTCGCCTCTCGTTTCAGAATAGACCGTGTTCCTAACAGATTCTTTGATTATCTCAAGAATTTGCCCAGAAAATTCGTCTACAATCTCTGTCATCTCAGCCGAGAATACCGCCATCAACTGGACGTCATTAGTTATAGGAGCTCCCGCCATCGCTCACCTCCCGTGGTTATATCTCCACCTTACTGTTTTTATTACGTTTATCCGTAATGTCTTCACTAAAGTTGCAATCCTCACATATCATAAATGTATTGGAATAGCTAACTCCTTCTTCGTCATCGACGACATCAACCACTTTCAGTCTACCACCACATTCGGGGCAACCGTATTCCAGGTACTTACGAAATTTTTCTCTATATGGCATATAATGAAATCCATCTTTTATGTGGTAGTTTTTTTAGGTCTGCCCTTTTTTACCGGCAATTCTTCCGTGGTTTCGATATTGGGATAGAATTTACCCACATCGGCTTTAACGGCTTCGAATTTCCCCAACAACTTTTGGATGCCGTCTTCGCTGAAATCCATGTCTTTTACTTTGGCGATGGCGTCGCTGGCTACATCTATCAACCGCTTAAATGCGGACACAACAGATTGCTGTTCCTGCAATTCTTTTTCAATCTTTTTGATGTCGATATAAAGTTCATCGAGATCCATAATCTCAGCAGATACTTTATTCCAAAGTCCGCTGGAAACCACATCATCTATCACAATGTCTTTTATGTCGACGTTGGTGAGAACGTCTAAAACTGCAACAACCAGGGTATAATGTCTGGTAAGATATTGAGTAACGACATCATCGTCTGCTGCGCTAAAATACGCGGCTAAAATTGTATTTTTATCCGTCATATTAATGAATTTCTTAACCAGAACTTTTTTATCACTGAAAAGAAATTCAGCCAGAGGTTCTTCCTTATTCGATAAATCAAAATTTATTTTTTCCATTTATTTCATCCTAAATTATTCTTCCTCATATTTAAAGCAGGGGGGGTCGATAACTACGTCCATGATACCGCCATCACATGCTTTCTGCGCGAGTTCACGATAATAAACTTCGAGGCAATCTATAGTTGCATCTCGCTCGTCGAGTTTACGTATAAGTTTCTTGTTTTCTCTTTCTAGCCTGCCAATACGAAGTCCCTGATCATCAAATTTCTTTTCTTGATCCAAGAATTTTTTATCATATGTGTCAATTACGTTTTCAAGCCTGCTGATGCGAGTCAATTGCTTATCTAGGGCGTCCTCGTATTTGTCAATGGTTTCTGCGGCGGTTTTATCGTTTTCCACCACCAATTTATTTTTATCTCCACGCGACAAAAATGTTTTCCAAAGCATTACTAGAATGCCGATGAGTGCTACGATATCAGTAATGCTAGGACTTGTCATATCGCCTCCGTCTATCTTTTATTTTTTGAATATGTGCTTTAATTATATCCGGTAAATACATGGGTTTAAAATTAGAAACGGATTCAATAACGACAAGAACGATGAGCATTGTGGCTGCTGGTCGAATCCAAGTACTAGAAAATGCGTATTCGCTACCATCAAGGGGAACAAATTTTAAAATCGAGTAAACGACAGACCAATAGAGTCCTAGAAAAGAATACATCCATTTGCTCCAATTACCTACTTCTTCACGATTACGCACCGCATGAATAAAATTAGTGACACCTACAATAAATCCTCCCAAGATATTGACATATAACAATATCTGTGCAAACACATTTAATACCACCATAGGCGCAATTCTCCTTTCGAAATAATTAGGAGGGATATCGTTATAATACCCCTCCTGTTATCGAAAAAAGATTAAGCGGTTGTCACAATACTAATGGTATCATGTAACAAGCCGGCATCCGCATCGACATATGAAGCAGTGACAGTAGCAAGCCATCCGGCTGCAACAGCAGATCCTGCCGTCACCAAGCCAGTATGGAGTCCTACATTGAAATTGGCTGCAAGAGTTGTTGAACCGCTGGTTACAATAAACGAAGCCGTTGTAGTAACATCTACGTTAGATAGCAAGCCACCACGAATACCCCAAAGAGTAATTTGTTTGCTCTTAGGCAATCCGGCCGCAACAGAGAATGACAGCGTGGCAGGGCTGGCTGCCAAGGAAAGAATTGAAGGTGTGGTGTCGGCGACAGGAATCCAGGTCACTTTGGCATAGTATTCGCCGGTGTCGCAATCGCTTGAAGCCACGGCAAGGGCACTACCTTCGAGAGCCTGATTGCTGACCCCATTGGCTGCAAAACTCAAGGTGTAGTTACCAGTAACTTGGAAACTCGGAATATTGATCTGAACGTAATTCTGGATCGCGCCGGTGTTGTCGCGCTCTTCTGCAATAAGCGTAAGGTCTACGACTGTAGGCGGAAGAACGGTTTCAACGGTAATTTGATCCGCAGTAATGGTGTATTCATAGATTGCATTAACGCGATCATCTGCACCACCACTAATTGTAATTACACTGCCAACAGGAGTTACGGTTTCAATCAAGCCATTAGAAAGAACAACGCTGACGTCACCCAGCGGGGTATCAAGCAAGGTGCCGCTACCACTAGCAGAGAGAACAAGACAATCTGTTTTTACCGCTGTAACGCTACTATTCAAAACGCTTGTACCGGCATTAAGAGCAAGGATGGTTTTATTAAATGTTGCCTCTGTGATTTTTACTTCAACTTTTCTGTCATGAATATAGGTATAAAGCAGGGGGTTGTTCCTGCCACCTCTCACTTCTGTTGCCTGCGTGGTTATTGTTAATGCGCTATCGATATTGGCTGTACCATAAGCAAGTGCATTGCCAGTAGTTGCATCACGAAGAATTGCGTCGGCAACTGTAACCAAGAATCTATTCGAGTCTGTCATATGTTATTTTCTCCTTTTTTATTTAGTTATAATTCAAATTATCGGAACATCTTATTTTCCAAGGACGGCTTTATTCTTGTCAAAAAATGTCTCCGACGCTATCAATATATCATCATATCTTCCTTTTTTACCTCGGTGATAAAGATAATGTTTTAGCTCTCCGCCTTTCATTTTGATCTCACCAGAGGCTATAAGAGGTTGATATAAATCAAATTGTTTTAACGTTATCATTCTATCAAATATGTTTTGCAACTGATATATAGTATATTCACCAATTTCTTCGGGATTTTTACGCAATAAAATAGAAAGTGTAAATATCTGATCGGCGAAATCTATATCAGATCTGCCATGTGAGCGTATTAATTTCTGCTCCAGTTCAGGATGGTACTGATTCACATATTCTATGCTACTGCCGTTTTGTTCCAGTATGATTTCCCGCAGTTCTTCAAATTCCCATTCATTGATTTCCACGTCGTCAATAATAAGATAGACCATGGAGTTTTCACCGCTGTAGGGTTTGCCGCTGTCTATAATGTGAGTTTCTATTTTTACTTTTTGTCTTTTGGTTACATATTTGAAGAAATCCTCAATATCTTCGATGGTTTTATCCCTGATGTCTTTATCCGCAGATATGGCGATAATAAATCTGAGATAACTCATCTTTATTACGTCTTTATCTGCTACAAAATTCTTGGGATATGTAAAAATATTATAAAAAGCGCTAAAATATTTCATATCTTTTATTTTGACGGGATAGAATTCCAGTCCTTTATAAATCTGAGATAAGCCAAATACGTCGTTGCTACTAATATATGATTTTGACAGGTCTTCATTCATAGTCTGCTCCTATCCCAAGGCATTACTGCACATAACCACAGACATGCCTTTATAGGGAATACTCCCTATTACACCAACTCTACATCTTGACGACGCTCTGGCGTTAAAGTATAATCTACCCACGCCTTCGATGTCGGCGCCATTTAGCACCTCTATCAGTCTTTGTATAATAACTGCATTTCTTGTGGCATAGTTGGTCATGGTGGAAAGACTGTAATGACTGTAGACTTCGAAAAGCACGGAGGAAGTACCATAGATGTGATTGGCAGGAACAACTTCAGCCGGACTTATTCTCAATATTGTAGCAGCAACTGTCCAGCTCTGATCTTGTCCTACATCGAAGAATACCCTGTGGTCGATTTCGTCGCCCTCGCCATTCCATATCAACGCACCTTTTTCGGCTTTGCTGAGATCGGCATGTAGTGAGGAATTCCAAGCATCAGCAGTTGTATATTTTAACAACCTCCATATTAATTCATCGTTATCCATAAGATATGAGCAGATGTTATAACTCATTTGAGGGAGTAGGCTGAATTTATTATAAGCCCATTGATTACTGTCTAAATTAGGATCGATATTAGGCATAATGTCACCATGCTCCCTTCAAATTAACACTTATTTGTTTTACAAAACTACCACTTGTGGCATTTACGAGTAGAGGATAATCCAAGTATTTATTGACATTATTTATTGTAAAGACGTTATTGCCTACAGCAGTCATTGTATAATTTGCTGTCGGTACATTGGCGTCTGCAAGCGGGAATGTAAATACATCGGCTTGTTGTATGCCGTTAGTATATACGTAGGCAGTAAATATCTTAGACTCATCTTCTAATATGAATGTATCATCTGATGGTGTTATCCGTACTTCTTCTGTTGAAACACCGGAAGTACTTACTGTTACCGCGGCACTTGCTGAAACCGTGGAATTACTAGCCATGGTGGAAGTAATTACGGCAACACCAGAAGCACTTAGAGTCAAAGAACCTGTTGTTGAAACCCCGACTTTTGCCGCGTCGCTACTAGTGTATACTACGGATTTGGTGATAGGATCTCCGTTGAGTGTTACAGTAGAAACCAGTTGACGTGTTTCTCCGACATTTCCTGTTATTACCGCAGGTGTTAGAGACAAGGCATAGACGTTGTCATAGTAGTTTGCTATGCCCAAACTGAGGTTATCGAGGTCGTTGTTTATTTCCCAACCACCTACTGTTAACGTAAGCAATCTGCTAGTTGTATCGTCATCGGTCTCTTGGTTTTGAGTATTTTGAACGCCGTTGCCAAATACGCGCCAACACAATCTATTATTGGGGCGACCAAATAGAAATCTCTGTCCGCCTTTGATTAATTCAGTATTAGAATTTAGTTGCACATATATGTCTATGTAGCCCTGTGGTATGATCAAATTTTCTGCCGTAAGTGTATCTTTACTTCTAGCTATTTTATAATCAATGGCACACGGTTCCTCATAGTAAACTCCGTTGTCGCCAATCCAGCGAAGATATTCGTTGGCTCTCCTAACCATACAGTTATTTGACAGCGATTTTATCGTGTCGCTATAAACACATATCCAGTAATTATTTTCGAAATAATATTTTGTACCTATACCTGCAATATGAGTGTCGCTTGGTTTGAATATCAACTGTTTGAAATCATCACTCAGCCGAGCGCCAGTCATGTTATCAATAGCAGAGGTTACTCTTGCGGTTGCATCTACTAAAGATCCACTGGCAAAACTTGATTCTCGTTTAATTACATACACGTCTGAAGCAACTTCAAACTGCTGATTCACAAGAGCATCAAATTCTTCAACTAGTATGGAACTTGCGCTTATAGCAGGAGGAGATAATTGATAATATTTTAATCCCATATGTTACGCCTCCCTAAACCGCTCTGTGATCAAAGTCTTGGTTCTGCCAGTCAACCCAGTCTAGTTTTCTGAAGCCGTAATTGTTGAGTAGTTGACTGATTTCTTCAGTTTTCATAATGTAGTATTCCTTCTTAGCTTGAAGATTCTGAGCAGAAGAAAAAGTTTTAAAATCCCTGTCGGTTATAAAGTTTTGCATTTGCAGGACGTCGCTAATAGACTTAGCCATCCAGTATTTTACCATAATTTGACTGAGGATTATTTTATTTTCTGTAGACAACACAACAGAAAAACTACCTTCGGTTGTTCCGCTCGTAGGAGCATATGTTAGTACTTGATCGCATTCATTGAACTCTACGATGGCGTCCATCAACCAGGGTTCCAGATATTCATTAAGCACGAAACTTCCACTGGTATTATAGATGGTATCCAAGCGGTAATCGGTTACGCGCATGAGAAACAGATCATTTATTTCCGATGATAATGTTCCCATAAACCTCCTTCCTGTTGTATTATAGAAGTACGGTAGCCTAATGACTACCGTACCCATAAAAGTTTTTTATTAGGCGTGTACCTAAAGGCAGTTCCTACTCGTTTTTAATTTCATTAATTTCTTGCACAGCCTTTACCCTGGCGTTGATGTCAACCCCAGATACTTTGGATATGCTGTTGACGAGATTAAAATCTACGGGTTCATTAGCAACCATTTTTTGTATGATAAAATCAACAACAATTTTTTGCTGCTTGGGATTGGCTACTTGAAACAGGCTAAGAGCATCTTTATGATTACTCAAAATTTGTTCAATTTGCACCTTGGTTAATATGTGAGCATATGTTTCTTCCAGTCCCTGAGATTTAATTACACGATCATCTAAAATCAGATAATAACCGGCTTCCAGAAAATTAGGATGATTGGCATTAATATCCAGTAGATCTCCAAATACGATGTTACGGGTTTCACCAAATTTCATAAAACTATAATGTTTACCCTGCCTGCCTTGAGCGGTGGATAAATTTAACTTATTATTACATAATGACATTACTTTTATATATTCATTTTGAGGAATATCGGCAAAAAGGCGGTTTTCAGCAGGTATTTCTATTTTATCGCCACCAACTTTTTGTGATGCCATTACTAATTTTGTAAGTTCTTCTACTTGTTTTCGAAGTTGAGAAACTTCATCCTCGGTATTCGAGGGTTTGATTTCCCTGTCTAAAGACTTAGGACGTGCCATTTTATATTTCTCCTTTTGTGGTATTATAATACCATTTTTAATTTTTATTCCGGTAATTTGATTTCACCGGAAGATATTCGCTGTTTGAATTCTTCAAATTGAGCGGGGGTGTTATTGCCATGACCATAGAGTTTATGATAAAGTACATGAACTGATTTTTTCATCACTGCACCCAGTCCATATTTATTGTGTAATTCTACTATTCTGAACAAAACATCTGTGCCATATTTGCTGTATGCGCTCGTATAGTAGTTTTCATCACTTATACCAAATTCCGCCATTGCTGCTTTGGCAATAGTTTCAAACGAGGTGATATGATGAACATCGATGGGAACATTTGACTCTCCGGTTATACAACAAGTATAGTTTGCTGCTCGGAGAGAGGCAATAGTCCAAGGATCGAGCCTAGCTCTTGCAGCAACCCAAATTTTACTAACTCCGCCCTTCCACGTTGAAGATCCTTCTCCTCGATTATTATATGCTCTTAAATCTATTCTGCATTGACGGCATGTTGGAAATTTTACAAAATCCCTAACCATTCGAAATGTTTCATGCCCAAGAGAGCACTTGTAATGAATTTTGCTCGCACCTGTTTTATAGCCTTCGGGAAAAGAAACAAATTCTAAAGAATTATCAAGAAGAATTTTTAACAACTCTTTTTCTGGAAATCTGTTTACATAGAAGTTTTCAATCATACATTTTTTACAGCCAAAATCTCTTTTTAAATCGGCGTATGGTAAA